GTGCAACCGGAGCCTCAAGACCTTCATCCGCACCGCCGGCAAGAGCTGGCCTACAACATGCGGAAGAAGGGTAAGAGCTGGTCCAAGATCACGAAGGCGTTGGGGTACGCCTCCAACGGCGGCGCGATCGGGGCCGTTCGTGCGTTCGAGAAGCGTCTCGCCGCGCAACAGGCGCCAGGGGCCCCGGATCCGCCGTCGACGCCGGCGCAGCTCGTGAGCATTCGCCACCGTCAGGCTCTCCAGTATCGGCGTGCCGGTTACACCTACGCGCAGATCGCTGCAAAGCTCGGCTACTCCGACAAGGCCAGCGCCGCGAAAGCGGTCATGGCTGCCCTCAACGAGGACATGCCGAAGATGGTGCCGGAGGAGCTGCGGACGCTCGAGGACGAGCGGCTCGATGCCCTCTACCGGGTGGCGTTTCGGCAGGCGCGAAAAGGCTCACTTGAGGCGATCGACCGCTGCCTCAAGATCGGAGAGCGTCGGTCGAAGCTGCATCCTGGTCTCGACGCGCCGCAGCCGACTGGCGGCGGCATGACGGTCAATGCGACGTTCGTGAACATCCAGAGCATGACCACGGCCGAGCTCCAGGCCTTCATCAATGGGAACAAGCGGGTGGTGGATGTCGGCTCGCCCGGCTGAGGTCGTCGAACGCTCGACGGTAGTTGAGCGGGCCGCCGCCCTGGTGGAGCTCAAGAATCGCGTCTACAAGGAAGACCCGCTCGCGTGGTTTGACGAGCAGGTTGTGACCCAGGACGAGGCCACGCAGCAGGCGGTTCCGTGGCCGGTAGACCGCCTCTACGTCAAAGACCTCGTGTGGGCGCTCCAGCACGTCAACCTGCTCGCGCTTCCCAAGAGCCGGCGCGTGCTGGCGAGCTGGACCGTGGCGGCGTGGTTCACCTACACCGCCCGCTACTTCCCGGTTCACGCGCTCTTCTGGCAGTCCGAGACCGAGGATAAGGCCGCCTACGTCACCGACAAGCGATGCGTCTGGATCGAGGACCACTTGCGCGAGCGCCCACTGCGCCTGCCCTACAGCACCGTGAAGACGACCAAGGGGCAGATCGGGCGGATCACCTACCTCGGGACGCAGTCCTACATTTGGGCAATTCCGCAGGGAGACTCCGTCATCCGGTCCTACACCTTCTCGAAGATGGCGATGGACGAGTCGGAGTTCCAGGCTGAGGGCCCGGCCGCCCTGGTCGCCGCGCTACCGATCGCCGAGAAGGGCGCGCAGCTCATCGTGCTCTCGTCGTCGAACGGTCCGGTTGGGGTGCTGGCGAGCATCTGCACCGGCGCCGGGTTCACGAGGTTCAAGTGACGGCCGCCACTACCGCCGCCGAAGTGAACGCGCACATGCAGGTGCTCCACGCGATCGACAGTCCGCGTGGCTTCGTGATTCTTCCGATCCACTACTCCCACGATCCCGAGAAGAACAACGAGGAGTGGCGTCTCAAGGAGCGGGCGAAGTACGACCGCGACGAGGATTGGAACAAGGAGCAGGAGATCGACTTCGCGTCGATCAGCGGCGCCGCGGCCTATTCGAACTTTCGTCCTCAGCTCCACCTCGACCCGGACCTCGAGCTCATGCCCGAGGTTCCTCTTTGCTTGTGCGTGGACTTCAACGTCGACCCGATGATTTGGGAGGTCGCGCAGATCTTCCGTGACCAAGTGCTTTTCATCGACGAGATCGCAATGCGCCCTGGGTCGACTCAGGCTGCCTCTGAGGAAGTTCGCCGGCGCTACCCCGCGCACCCGGGGGAGCTGTGGATCTTCGGAGATGCAACAGGGTCAGCGAGGACCACACCGACCGCGCAGTCCGACTACGACGTGATGCGCCTGGTGTTCCGCAACTACCCGTCGCTCACCTTGTTCAGGATCCCACCGAGCAACCCCCCGGTGCGGGACCGGATCCACGCCTTCAACCAGAAGCTCCGTTCCGCGGTCGGGGCGGTGGTCGGCGTGAAGATCAACCCGAAGAAGTGTCCCGAGCTCGTGCTCGACATGACGCAGGTGGTCATGGACCCGGACGGCGGCGGGATCTTGAAGAGCCGGGATCCGCGTCACCCCTACTTCCAGCGCACGCACGCCAGCGATGCGGCCGGCTACCTCATCAGCCAGGAGTACCCGGTGTTCCTTGAGGTCGCCAAGGGCGAGCTTGGAAAGGCGCGACCGAGGCAGAAGTACGGACAACTGAGAGGAGCCGTCTAATGCCCCTCTTCCGGCACACCGCGAGGTTGGTCTCCACCAAGGAGCTCGAGCACGCCGCGTGCGTCATGTGCGGCAAGGACGAGAGCGACGGCGTGGAGCTCGAGCAGATTGGTGCCGGCGCGTGCCGGGATCTCATGGTCTGCATCGGTTGTCGCCTCATCCACGACCCGAAGGTCATCGCCAACGAGGCCGAGCGCGTGTTCGCTATCGCCCGCCCGGAGCGTCTTGCGCCGCGGTGTCGGCATTGCGGGACTGCGGTCATGGTCAATCCAGACGGTCGCACAGCTCCGTTGGTATGCACTGCTTGCGAGATAGAGCGCAGAGCGATTGCGCGGGCTGCTCAACAGCCCTTGGTGCGTGACTGATGGACGAGCTCTTGCCCGACGACGCGCAACAGCCTGACGAGGACCGTCCTATCGTCCAGGTTCTCGACAGACCAATCAGCGTGCGTTTTCGCTACGGTACGCCGGAGCACGCGAGGCTCCTCTCGCGCCTCAATTCTCGTCTCGACCTCTCCCATCGGCATATGTCGCAGCGCCACGAAACCTGGAAAGAGATCGACGACGTTATGAGGATGCACATCGACACCGACCGGGCCAGTATCAAGTCGGACGGTTCGATCGACTCCACCTCGGTAGAGCACCCTTTCGAGAAGGGCCTCGTGATCCCGCTGTCGTTCGCCATCGCCCAGGTCCGCTCGACGCAGCTCATGGGAATCCGCTCGGCTCGCAACCCGCTGCTCGGCATTCGTGGCGTCGGCCCCGAGGACATGGAATCGGCGCCGATCATGGAGGCCGCTCTTGCACACGGCTGCGATATGTCGGACGCCCGCCTCGAACTCTTCACGCTCGACCAAGACGCTGACCGCTACGGCGCCGGCGTGATCTTCGACACCTGGGACGAGGTCAAAGGCTACAAGAGGCTCCCGCCGTCGCAGTTGCAGATGCTCGTCTACATGCTCAGGCAGAAGATGGGCCGCCCGGCACAGCGCCCGCAAGGAAAGCGGATCCGCGAGGTCGTCGACGAGTTCACGCGATGGGAAGCAGTCGACCCTGGCAACTTCTTCCCGGATCCCCGCGTGAGCCTGGCGCGGTTCCAGCAGGGCGAATTCGCCGGGCATCGGTGCCTGCGGCCATACCTCTACATCAACGAGCTCTCCGAGGAGAAAGGCGGCCACTTCTTCAACGTCAAGGCGTTGAAGGAAGAGCGCACGCCAGGTGACGCAGAGGGCCGCCGCGGGAACAGAGCGAAGCGTCTCAACGTCGATCTGTTCGATCTGACAGGCAGCGACGATGCCGACGATCACGGCTACCACGTCCTCGAGAACATCGAGGTGTCGTTGATTCCGAGGGAGTGGGAGCTCGATCCGTCAGAGGAGCTCGAGAAGTGGTGGTTCACGGTCGCCGACGAGCGTGTCGTGATTCGTGCTCACCCGGCCGCCTACGACCACGACGAGTTCACCTACGGTGTGGCGCAGTCCAACTACGACGCGCACCAGCTCTTCAATCCGGGCACGATCGAGCTCTTGCTGCCGACGCAGCGTCGAATCGACTGGCTCGTGGGCTCCCACATCGAGAACGTCATGCGGGAGCTCAACAACGCTCTCGTCTACTTGCCTTCGATCATTGAAGAGGGGGACCTCCTCAACCCGGGCCCGGCCGCGCACCTGCGGCTCACCAGGTACGGCGAGAAGATGGTCCTCTCCGGCGCCCTGCGGATCGAGGACGCCTTCCGGCAGCTCCAGGTGATCGACATCACCGGCGGCCACCTGAACCTCGTCAACCAGCTTTCCGACTTCGCGCAGCGCATGGCTGCGGCGTCGGATCCTCAGATGTCGATGCCCTCCGACGACAAGCGCACCCTGGGCGAGATGCAGATGGTCCTGGGCGCCTCGAGCCAGCGGGTCGGCATCCTGGCGAAGTTGATCGACCTCCAGGCCGTGCGTCCTCTGGCCAGGAGAGCTATTTCCAACATCCAGCAGTTCCTTTCGATGGCGCAGTACGGCGTGATTGTGGGGCAGGACGCACTCAACCCGATGGCGCAGAGGGCTCTCTTCGCGCCGGAGATGTTCGCCGGTCGGAGGTACGACTACGTCCCCATCGACACCACGGAGGCCCCGGATCCGGCACGTAGCGCAGAGGCGCTCGGCCAGTTCATGCAGGCGGCCGGCTCCATCCCTCAACTCCAGATGCCCGACGCTGCCGGCCGAATGCTCAACATGCACATGGTCTTTGCCGAGTTCGCCAAGAGCCTGGGGATTCGAAACGTCGAGAACTTCTTCGTCAACATCAAGCCGATGCTCGGTCCCGGCAGTATCAGCGTTGCCCCCGATGAGGAAGTCGCAAGGGGCGTGCAGTCGGGACGGCTCCAGCCGGTATAGGAGGGGGAACGTGGACAACAATCGGGAACGCCTACTCAAGGACCACCTCAGCCGGCTCCAGCGCAAGCAGGCCGAGCTCAGTGAGGCCGTTGCCAAGTTCGGTGAGATCGACACCGCGGCAGTGGAGAAGCAGAGAGAGTCGCTGCTCTCGGAGCTGGTCCTCGAGGTCGGCCGGTTCGACATCAAGACTGGCGGCGACGGCGCGATGTTCTCGATGGGGTCCCTCAAGCGAATCGTGAACGAGATCAGCCGGCTCATAGAGCCGGTGCTGATGCAGCAGGACCTGGAGAACATCAAGAAGCGACTCGTGGCTGTCGAGGAAGAGCTCAAGACGCTACCTCATGAGGGTAGCTGAGGACCGCCGACCGGTAGCCCCAGGAGCGCAAGCCGACCAGGGCGCAAGGAGCGGAGAAAGGAAACCTCATGGACGATACCGAGAAGGAAGACGGCGAAGAGACGGTAGAGACCCCGGTGGAGACTCCGGTTCAGGAGGATTCACTGGATGACCTGGTCGACGACCTCGACGGATCCGCTGCTCCGGCGGCCGGCGAGAAGGACGAGACGGAAGAGCCGGCAGGGGAGCCGGCAAAGGAGCCGGCAAAGGAGCCGGCAACGCCCGCGGCTACTCCAGCAGCCGAGGAGAAGTTCACCTTCCGCGGCCAGGAATACACCTACACCGAGGCGGTGAAAGCGGGGGTGTGGAAGCAGATCCTCACCCGCGCCGAGCAGGCGAGCGCCTATCACGAGGAGCTCGAGCAGCGCCGACGGCAGGACAAGGAAGCGGCCGAGAAGGTGGCCACCAAGCCGGAGGACGTGCCGGTAACGCCAGAGACCTTCGTGAAGAAGCACCAGCCGAAGATCGACGAGCTGGTGAATGCCGGATGGGTGTCGAAGGACTTCGCGGAGTTCTATCCGGCCGAAGTCGCAGCGTTCATCGAGCTCCAGCAGAAGGCTATCCCGGCCATCGAGTATTTCGAGAGGGTCAAAGCCGGCCAGGAAGCGCAGGCGGCGGGCGCTCGCAAGGCTGAGGCCGAGAGGGTGTTCTCGTTCATCGACACGACCGTGGAGGAGCTCTCCAAGTCGGGAGAGGCTTTCTACGCCGGCCTCGGTGACGAGAGCACCAGGGTCAACTTCCTCAAGCACCTCATTCGGCTCAACCCCCACAAGAGCCAGATCACCCGCGATTTCATCGAGGGGGAGTGGGCCCACTTCAACCGACAAGTGGTCAAGGAAGCAGTGAACAGCCACCTCTCCAGAGCGGAGCAGGAGGCGCAGAGACAACGAGCTCGTGCGGCCGGCGAGTCACCGACTCGCAGCGTCGGCGGGGGGCGGCTGCCGCCTGCCGGCGATGACGGGCTGGACGATTTGCTCGAGGGGATGGAACCCCCGAGGAGATAGGAAATGGCAACCATCGTCCCTGGCATGTTCGGGACTGGCGACTGGGCCACGGATCAGCGGCCCACGAACTTCCGCGAGAAGATCCTCCGGCTCTTCCCGGACTCTCCCGCGGTCATGACCGCCCTCATGGGCAAGATGAAGTCGGAGTCCGTCGACGATCCCAAGTTCACCTGGTTCGAAGAGGGGCTCCCCACCTACAGCGCCGTCGCCTACGCCAACGCCGCCATCGACGCCACCGCCATCTACATCACCGGCCAGGACACCTACAAGGCGTTCCGGGCGGGCATGGCGCTGATGAACGAGGCCTCGTTCGAGGTCATGTGGGTGACGGCGGCGGCTGCCGAGGACGCGAACCAGTCGAAGCTGACCGTGGTCAGGGCCAAGGGCTCCACCGCGGTTGCCATCACGGCCGGCGAGCGTCTCACCATCTGCGGCACGCACAATGAGGAGGGCGTCGACACCCCGGCGGCCATCGCGTTCAACCCGAGCACCGTGACGAACTACACGCAGATCTTCCGGCGCTCTCTGAACATCACCCGGACCGCCATGAAGACCAAGCTGCGCACCGGCGACGACTACAAGAACAAGAAGCGCAGCGTCGCCGAGCAGCACGCGATCGACATGGAGTGGGCGTTCAACTGGGGCTCCGCGGTGGAGACGACCGGCGCCAACAGCCGGTACGACCGCACCACCAAGGGTCTCTGCCGCTTCATCACGTCCAACATCAAGGACTTCGTCGGTGCGGTCGACGCCGACCAGATCGACGACTTCTTCGAGCAGCTCGCTCGCCAAGGCTCGAGCACCAGGCTGTGCCTGGCGGGCTCGGGCCTCATCAACGTCCTCCAGAAGGCGGTGGCCGCGAAGGCGACCTACACCATCAAGGCCGGCGAGAGCATCTACGGCATGAAGGTCATGGAGTGGATCACCCCGCAGCTCAGGGTGCTGTTCAAGCAGCACCCGCTGTGGTCTCAGTCCGAGACGTTCCGGTACGCCGGCGTCATCCTCGACACCAAGAACATCATGTACCGCCCGCTCAAGGACTCCGACACCAAGTACCTCAAGAACCGCCAGAACCCCGGCGCCGATGGTGTGATCGACGAGTACCTGACCGAGGCCGGGCTCGAGGTGCAGCACGAGTCCACCCACGGTCTGATGCTCGACGCCAGCGGCCTGTCGTAGGAAGGAGCTTCCGATGCCGCGAAATTCGTACTTCTGCTCCATGTACCCCGAGCTCAAGATCGGCAAGGCCATCGTGTTCCACATGGGGCTTTGTCAGACCGAGGACCCGGCGGTGCAGGAGCAGATCGAAGGGCATCGGTGGTTCGGCAGCCACATCGTGAAGATCTCGGCGACCAAGGGGGCTTCGGCCCCCTCGGTCCCGCCGAGTCCTCCGGGGCCGCCGAAGCCGCCGGTCAACCCGCTGCTCTCCCTCAACGTCGAGGAGCTTAAGGGCATGAGCAAGTCGCAGCTCAAGGACTTCTCTCGCGCCCTCGGCCTCCCCGTCTCATCCAACATCGAGGACATGATCGGGTCCATCTCGGCCGCGGTCGAACAAGCGAAGCAGGAAGCCGCCGAGGCTGAGGAAGCCTCGAAGGCCACGTCATGACCTACGGGGACATCCAGGTCGCCGTCGCCGAGTACCTCAAGGCCATCGGGTACGACTTGCCGCCGAGCGAGCGCGCCCTCATGGTCAAGCTCGCCATCCACGAGATCCAGCGAGCGGAGCGCCTGCGTTTCTGCATCCATGAGGCCACGCTCGAGCTCACGGCCAACACCTACACGGTTGCTCTTCCGGTCGATTTCATCGACGTGCGCCGCATCCGGCTCATCGTCGACGCAACGTCGTGGGTGGAGGTCGAGTGCCAGATCGAGGCTGATTTCGACCTGGAGTCCCCGCTTCCGTCAGTTGCCACCCCGGGGACGCCGAGTCGTTGCACCATCAAGGGTCAGACCTTGATGTTCTGCACGCCGGCGTCCTCAACCCTTCCGCTCGTCCTCAACTACTGGCGCTTCTTGCCGGAGCTCGCCGCCCCCGACGACACGAACGCGCTGCTGACGCAGGCGTGGGACCTGGTGCTCTACCAGGCGCTCGAGGAGGGGGCGCTATTCTTGCCAACCGACAGCCGCTTCCAGGCGTTCCAGCAGAAGAAGCAGCTCGCTCTCAACTCACTGATCGTCGACGAGGCCCGTCTCGGGTCTGACGCTCGGCGCAGGCCGCAGTCGCGGTTTCACGGCCAGGGAGGCCGTTAGCTATGGCAGCCAAGGTGTTCGAGGAGTTGCAGGCGGCAATCACGGATTGGGTCGGTATCCGGGACTCCGGTGCCGCCAATCGTCTGCCGCCGTCGGTCCGCAAGGACATCATCAACATGATGAGGCGCAAGCTCGCCAGAATGGGCGACTTCCGCTTCACTCAGAAGTCGACCACCATCGTGCTCGAGGTCGGCAAGCTCGACTACTCGTTGCCCGCCGATTGGAGCCGTCCGGTCAGCCTCCAGTACCAGAAGACGGGAACGCCTCCGACGATCCTCGAGCCTCTCCCGCAGAGCGAATTCGACATCCGCTACCCGGAGAACACCGCTCCGACCAACAAGCCGCCGAAGTTCTTCTCGATCTTCGAGGACAAGATCTACATCGGTCCTCACTCGGACGGCGCCTACACCGTCAAGGTGAAGTACATACAGGCGACGACCGACCTGGTCGACGGCAGCCCGGGCAACACCGACGCCATGCTCACCCAGGCATGGGACGTGCTGCTCGACCTCTGCCTCGGCGACACCACCATCTACACGGTCGAGGACAACCGCGCCGCCGTGTTCGCGGAGCGGGCCAAGTTGGCGATCGAGCTGCTCAAGGGTGAGCACGCGGCCAACTGGAAGCGGTCCACCGCTACCAACTAGGGGGCGCTATGGCCACTTTCGAGTTCAAGTCTGCCCGAATGGTCGCCGAGGCCACGGTCGCCGCTACCACTCCGGGACACCTCGGCGCCGCTGAGGCCGCTGTGTGTGCCGCTCTCGGGGTGCCGATTGACACACCAACGGAGGGCCCGGTCGTTGTCCTCAAGACGGATCGGGGCGCCGCCGGCGGCGTTGCCGGTCTCGACGAGAACACGAAGGTGGTCCAGCACTCCGCATGGGAGGGGGTTGCCAACGGGGTAGCCGTACTCGACGCAACCGGCAAGATCGTTGGCAGCCAACTTCCCACTGGCATGAACGCCGACATGGTCGACGGGTATCACGCTTCACCGGACTACGCTCCCGACACCCCGCAGGTGCCAGTCACAGGCCAGGACGGCAAGCTGGCGAACAACTGGCTCAAGACCGGAGCTGGCAACGGCCTCGACGCCGACACGGTCGATTCGTACAACGCCAGTGCTTTCGAGAAGGGCATCAACAAGGGCGCGGCGAACGGATACGCCTCGCTGGATGCCAGCACCAAGGTTGTCGAGGATCCGGCCTCGGCCTCCGTCGCCGCGGCTGCCAACAAGATCCCGAAGGCGAATGCGCAGGGCAAGATCGACGTGGCTTTCGTGCCGCAGGGATCAGAGAGCACTCTCGACGCCGACAAGCTCGATGGTGCGCACGCGAGCGCAACCGCCGGCGCCGCCGGCATCATCCCCATCACCGGCGAGGACGGGAAGATTGCCACCGGGTTCTACTCCGGCGCCGGCGATGCTGACACCGTCGACGGTTTCCACGCGAGCCAAACCCCCGGTGGCAACAAGGTGGCCGTGGCCGACGAGACGGGAAAGCTCGCAATCGGTTGGCTGCCGACCGGGGTTGGTGGATTGCTCGACGCCGACACCGTCGATGGAGTCCACGCCGCGGCGCTTCAACTCCGCTCCGAGAAGGGCCAGCCGAGCGGGTACGCCTCTCTTGGTGCAACCGGTGTGGTGCCGGTTGAGCAGCTCCCATCGGGAGCGGGGAGCCTTGTGGACGCCGACACGCTCGACACCTACCACGCCGCATCGTTTCAGCTCCGCTCGGAGAAGGCAGTTGCCAACGGCTACGCCAGCTTGGGAGCTGACGGCAAGGTGCCGGCGGCGCAGCTCCCCGACTCAGGCTCGGGAGACGCCGACACCGTCGACGGTGAGCACGCCGCTGCCTTCGAGCACGTCACGAACAAAGGCGCGGCCAGCGGTTACGCCTCCCTCAACTCGAGCTCCAAGGTGGTGCAGGAGCCGGCTTCTGCGACTGCAACACCAACGGCCGACAGCGTCGTGAAGTCGGACGGTACCGGAAAGATCGCAATGGGTTGGCTCCCTTCGGGGGTTGATAAGCCGTGCGTCATCCTCAACCGCACAGGCTCAACCCAGGTCTGCCAAGAGGGCGGCATGACATACCTCGAGTTCAACAACGAGCTCGTCGACAGTCATGGGATGCACGACAACAGCGTCAACCCTGAGCGGGCAACGGTGGCAGCCGGCGAGGGTGGTCCGTACTTGGCGATGCTCTCAGGGTGTCTGTACGGAGTTGCTGGCGAGCAGGTGAAGGTCGCGTTGCTTGGGATGAACGCCGCTCCAGTTGCAACCAACATCGGGACTTTCGCAGCGGACGGCACCTTCTACTTCTCGCTCTTCGGCATGAACAACCTCAACGCGGGGTCGTATTGTCGCGCCGTCGTCTACAACCAAAGCCTCGTTCACGACATCGAGCATCGGATCACTTCGGTGTCGCTGGCGATGATGAGGGCAAGGTAGATGCCTTCCTCGGTCGGTCGCCACCTGCGACAAAGGCTCGACGGGTCCTTCTCCGTTCCGATGCCAAACGCCGGGCTCCAAGCCGATCGCAATCCGCGGACGGTTGACCCCAATGGTCTGTGGGACGTGCAGAACTTCCTGTACCAGGACAAGGGGCTCCGGGTGCGCCCAGGGTTCGTCAAGCACTCGACCACGATGTCGTCGCGGGTGATGGGGCTTGTGCAGTATGACCACGAGGAGGAAGAGCTTCGCCTTGTCGCCGGCCATGTAACCGGGTGGGCCGTCTACAACCGCGCCACGCAAGCGTGGGACGACATCACCGAGGCTGAGAATGCTCTCACCGGTGGCACGAACGCACAGCAGGTGTTTCGGGTGTTCGTCCAAGGTGGTGTGACCTACATCGTTGGTACCAATGGCGCGGACGTTCCGAAGAAGTGGGCCGGGACCAAGACGGGTGAGGTATGGGACTCCTACGCTGACATCGGTGGAACGCCTCCGGTGTCGCGGTGCATGGCCGTGGCGCACGAGCGAATCATCCTCGGCAACTGCGTCGGCTACGGTCACGATGCCCTGGTGTGCTCGGCGAACCAGGACATGAACAGTGGATGGGACAGCGCTCTTCAAGTGCGCCTGTCTGATACCCCGGGGGCGATCATCGCACTCCTCGAGCGCGGCAACCTCATGCTCGACGTTTTCAAGGAGGATGCGATCTACTCCGGCATCGCCCGCGTCACGCCGGCGCCGTTCGAGTTCGAGATGCGCAAGGCCAACATCCCAGGGCCAGTGTCGCCGCTTTCTGTGGTGCCGCTTCCCAACGGCAATTGCGCCTGGCTGGCGAATGACTCCTCTGTTCAGGTCTACGACGGATCCGTGCTCGAGCCTTTTGGTGGCCCGCAGGAGTGGCACCGCATCCAGAAGGCGGTGCTGCGCACCATCGACACCAACCGAAAAGATCGTGCCTGGGGAGCGTTCAACTCTGAGCAGGGGCTGCTGCTCTTCGCCTACCCTCAGCGTGACACCCAGGATATCTCCGGCGGCATTCTCATCGACATCGCCAACGGGTCGGTGTGGCCGGTGAAGTGGGCGAACCGCTTCATGTCGTGCGGAGGTCGGTACCATTCGACCATCGACCTCCTCATCAAGGATCTCGTCGAGGTCTACGCGAGCTACACCAACACCTGGGCCGAGTTCACGTCTGAGGCCCCCGTGCTCATGCTGGCCGACTCGACCGGGCAGGTGTACCGCGAGTCGGGCACTGAGGACGACGGCGACAACATCGAGGCGCGTCTCACCACCGGATTGATGGATTTCGGGGACGTGATGCCCTTCAAGACCGTGGTTGAGGCCGACCACCTGTTTCTCGTCACTGAGGGAGCGCAGGCCGTGGATGTCGAGTTGGGTGTCAGCGACTACGGCGAAGAGCCGGTTTTCCAGGCGCCTGTCTCCATCGACCTCGGAAGTCCCGAGCCAAAGCAGACGGGTCATCGCTTGACCGGACGCATGTTCGCGTTGCGGCTTTCTCTGGCGACCAAGCTCCTCGTCAACTGGCTTGGAACCATGCTCAGCGTTGTCGAGCGGGGACGACGGTGAATTCTCCGTACCTGCCGCCGTTCGCCATGCTGCCGACCTCGCCGGCGACAGAGGGCGCGGTTCTGCAATGGTCTCGAGATCTGAGGAATGCGCTCGACTGGATCTACCGCACGCTCGCGGAGCGAGCTGATTACCTCCTCATCTTCGGCAACACTGGCGAGGCGCCGCCGGCGACGGGGAGTCGAAGGTTCTATTGGGACCAGGAGGCCAACAAGCTGTACATGGACGTTGGCACCTGGGAAGAGGTCGGTCTTGGCTCCGTGGGTCCAGAGGGACCGACAGGGCCGCAGGGACCGACAGGGCCGCAGGGCATCCAAGGTGATACCGGTCCCACTGGGCCGCAGGGTCCTCAAGGCATCCAAGGCGACCAGGGGCCGACAGGCCCAACAGGGCCGCAGGGCGATCAAGGTCCGCAGGGTCTACAGGGACCACAGGGCGATACCGGTCCACAAGGACCTCAAGGTATTCAGGGAGACACCGGTCCACAAGGGCCTCAAGGTATCCAGGGAGACACCGGCCCGCAGGGGCCAACCGGTCCCCAAGGCGACCAGGGTATCCAGGGGCCCGAGGGTCCTACCGGACCTACCGGCGCGACCGGAGCTACCGGCGCGACCGGGCCTGCCGGCCCTAACGAAGTGTCGACGAGTACCACCTCGTCGATCAGCGGCATCCTCAAAGGTGCTGCTGGTGTTCTTGCTGCGGCGGTTGAGAACACCGATTACGCGGCAGCGGCGCACCATGCGCGGCATGAGAACGCCGGCGCCGACGAAATCAGCGTGGCGGGGCTCTCGGGCGAGCTGGCGGATCCGCAGCCGCCGAAGGCCCACAAGGCGAGCCACGAGAACGGTGGTGCGGACGAGATCAGCGTCGCCGATCTAAGCGGACGACTCGACGGTGCGCAGCCGATCGAGTACGGCATCGACGAGGATCCAGAGACGGGCACGTTCGCAACCCGTACCACGATGAACTTCCTGACCGGTGCCGGCATGGAGATCACCGATTCCTACACCAACGCGCCGGCGGATCCCGAGGAGGTACCGCCACGCCCTGCTCGTTCAGTGCTTGGTCTGACGATTGCTGCCTCGGCAGCCGCACGAGGGTACGCCCTCCAGGCGCACATGGATACGCCGTTCACCATACCGAACAACGCCACGCGCTACTTCGGGGCGAACGGGTACGTCACATCGTTCCAGGGTGGCGTGCGGTTGTACATCCCGAGAGCCGGAACCATCAAGTGGGCACGGTTTCTCTGGTACGCGGAAACCGCCGGCTCGACCGGTAACGTCTCGCTGTATGTGCGCTTGAACGAGAGCAGTCAGGAGCTCGTCGCGACGGTGAACACCTCGGCCAATACCAAGCTGTTCGTGAACGACTCGATGAGCATGGCGGTGGCCGCCGGCGACTACATCGAGATGAAGATCACCAGCCCCAGCTGGGGGACACTGCCGCAGAACATCCACATCGGCGGCGTGCTGTGGATCGAGTAGGAGGAGAGGATGGCGCAGCTCACGTTGACCGTGCCTGACGCGCTGGTTCCCGAGATCGTCGCGGCGTGCTGGCCTGACGGCAAGCCGGTCGCCGGCGAGCCTCCGGTGCCGATCAGCAACGCCGCGGCGATGAAGTTGTGGATCGTCTCACGGGTGCGCGAGGCGGTGTCAGCGGCACGGTACGAGCGTGCGATCGCTGCTGCCGCGACCGCAGAGAACCCCGACCTCGACGGGATTGGGTGATGGGCGTGAAGCTCATCCACGTTCAGCGGACAACCCCGCTGTGCTGGCTCATCATGCCGGAGCTCGAGCGCCGCGTGCGGACGTTCTGTGCCGAGATCGCCGTCGACACCAACCCGGACAACCTGTGGTCGGATGCGATGGTGTGTTTCGCCGCGAGCCGGCCAGAGGTTCGACTCATGGCCGCGATCGACGAGGACCTCCAAGTCCGCGGCCACTTCCTGTTCACTCTCTCTGATTGGTACGGCACCAGGTTTGTCAACCTCCTCCAGTATCAGCTTGATGAGGCTCTTCCAATTGAGCTTCTTCGGGCGGGATTCGAAACCGTCAAGGCGTTCGGCCGCCGCCACGGCGCGAAGGAAATCCGGTGCATCGCTGAGTCGCCGGAGCGCGCCCGGGCGTTTCGCACCTTCTACGGGTTTACTGGCAACCGAGTCCTCATGTCCATGTCACTGACCCCGGGCGCAGACGCGCAAGGAGTTTCCGATGGGGCAGAGTAGTACCACCTCGGCAAGCATCCCGATGGAGCTGCGTCCGCTTGTCAGTAAGAGCGCCCGCAGAGCTGGCCAACTACAGGACTTCTTCTTTCAGAACCTCGGCACCTCGGTTGCCGGAGACTCTGTGCCGATGCCCGGGCCGATCAATCCGTACCCGGCCGCGAATCCCGGCAGCACGTCAGCCGCGGTTCAGCCGCCAGCGTCTTACCTTGGGGACCTTGCACAAGCTGCTGGTCGTGGCGACCTCTCGACTCCTCCTGACGGCAACTACGCCCACATCGGGCCGTGGACCCCGGGGTATGGTGGCGCTACCGCGACACCTGGCGGCGCTACTGCAACGCCCACCGTCGCCACCGCCAACGCTTACTTGGCACCGGATGGGGACCAGCGACTTCCCGGGGGACCCTTCATCGACGAGACGCCGCACGATCCGATCGCGAACCCCAACGACCCATTCGAGTACCTCGGCGCAGACCCCAACACCGCGTCGTTCGACATCCGGCAGGTGCTCGGGTTCAACACGCCGGCGCAGACCCGGCTCCCGCAGTCGATGGTGCTGGCGAAGGAAGCTGTCGACGCCCTGGGAAACAACACGCCCTGGTCGCAAGAGACGGCAGCTCTCAACAAGGCAGGCGAGAACTACGCGCTCTCCAGCCGGACGCCGATGTCGCAGTACATGCAGCGGGCGTTGGGCCAGTGGCTGCCCGGCTACACCGCCGACAATCCCGACATGGAGGCGGCGAGGCGGACCGCTACGAACGCCGTCAACCCGATGGGCACCTCCGCTGTCATGACCCCGTCTGCCGATGGGATCATTCGCTCGCCCGGGCCCGATCCGCAGTACCCGATGACCGACCTGGATCCCAACACCCTGCTCCGACAGAAGCTCGCTTCATCGAAGGAGGGCCCGAGTCAGGTCATGGCCGCGGACTCGCCGGTGATGAAGGCTGCGCTCGAGCTCTTCGACCAGACGGCCGGTGAGGAGCTCAAGAACCGCATGAGCATCGGCGGCCTCGGGAGAAGCAACATCGCCGGCCGCGAGCTCGCCAAGGCGAAGATGTCGATGATGCTCCCGCTTCTCCAAGACGACCTGGCGCGGCAGGAGCGCACCAAGGAACGCGAGCTCGGCGCTCTCGACACCGCAATCAGTTCGAGGCAGAGGGCTACCGAATGGGGTACTGGCGTACTCCAGGACATCGGCAACCGGAGCAAGGATCGGATGCTCAACGCGCTCCAGGAGGGGCGTGCCTGGGAAGGCGAACAGCTCGGACGCGAGGAGCGCGGCATCGCCCGCGGCCAGCAAGCCATCGAGACCGAGCTGCCGCTCTACATGGACGTGGCTGCCAGGCGCCGGGCCCAGGAGAGCGAGTACATCGGGGGGCTGTGGAAGCAGGGCGGCATCGAGCAGGAGAGAGAGGACGCCTACAACAGCTCGATCGAGAACGAGCGTCTCCGACTCCAGGCCTTGCTGGAACAGTCGCTCTACAACCCGCTCGGCAACATGATCCCGTCAACGTTCGGCGCCAAGACCAGCTCGTCAGGGCTCGGCAAGTGAGGGTGTCATGGTCGCTCCAGCTATCATCGCCGCCATCATCGGAGCTGCCGGATCCCTGGCAGCGGCTCAGAAGCAGAAAGAGGCTGCGGTCGCCGCGGCGAGCGGCAACGCCGCGGGGAAGAACAGCGCCGGCGGATCCGACTACACGCCGACCGCCCAAGCGCCCCTCGAGAACGCCGATCGTCTGCAATCGCTCGCCAGAGAGGCATTGCCTGCGTCGAGTGGTGCGGTTGGCTCAACGCCCCCTCCGGCCTCAGCTCCGGTCGCGCCGCAGCAGCCGGCGCCCACGACTCCGGCAACAGCGACAACCGTAGCAACAGGACCGCAGCAGCCGGCGCCGTGGTACGAGGACGAGGGCAAGCTCGCCATGATCTCGGCGGCCTCGAAGATCGGCGGCTCGGTCGCCGGAAGCGCGCCGCCGCCACCCTCGCTCCCCCGCGGTGGTGGCTCCAGCTACGACGCCACCGCCGAGGGGCGTTTGCAGCAGCTCCTCCGGCTCTACGGCGGGAGGTAACTCATGGACAAGAGTCGTCTCCTCGACCTCCTGCTTCCCTTGGGAGCCGGGCTCGCAAGCGCCGCGTCACCGGCCCTGGCCCGCGGAGTGGGAGCCGCCACCGACGTGATGTGGACGAGGGAACAGGCCGCCGCGAAGAAGCGGAAGGAGCAAGCTGAGCTCGACAAGCAGGGGTACCTGGCCGACATCGTGCGCAGCTACGGCAAGAAGCGTGCGAACAAGGTCGAGCCCAATGTTCCGCAGGCGATGGCGCTCGACGCCACCGTGGCCGACGATGGCACCGGCGACGACCCCCTCGAGCACATGGATCCGAACGATCGCGGGCGCCTCGCCGACATGGCCGCGGACGTGCTGCCGGTGGTGAACACTCCCGAGTGGGACGCTGCGCTTGCGGATTGGATCGGTAGCGGCGGCGACCCGAACGAGTTCCTCGCCATGTACCCGGGCAAGAAGCCTGGGGTGACGCCCGGGCAGTTCCCGGAGCTTCGCAAGCACCTCGGCACCGGAGAGTCGTTGCAGGTTGGGATGGAGGACGGCGGCCAGGCGTACCTGCATGGTGCCCCGGCGCCGGAGAACCGCCGGCTCCAGGACATGATTGGACCGCAGGGTGCCGGGGTCTATGGGGTGGATCCGCAGACGCTCGATGCGCAGTTCGTGGGTGGCGTCATTCCACCCAGGCAACCGCAGCAGCGCGTTTTCAAAGACACCTTCACCGATCCGCAGGGGCAGCGGGTCACGGTAGTGCGGGACGCCTACACCGGCGAAGAGCTGTCGCGTAACATCGAGCCGCAACAGCCGACCGGGAGCGGCACCAAGCCCGAGAAGTCGCCGGCACTCCAGGCGTCCGAGCTCGAGAAGAAGATCTTGGAGCTCACGGCAGCCGGCGGCGATCCGGCCACGATCGCGGCGCTCAAGGCCGAGAAGCAGGCGCTCCTCGGTGGGGGCGCGTCGACAGGGCAGGCTCCTTCACTGGCCCCGTCGCACTCGACGGAGGACATGGCCGCCGCGGCTGCATTCCTCGGTCGCCCGGCAGCAACCCCAACGCCCGCTCCGACTCCCAAGCCCAAGAAGGAAGAGAAGAACGCACGCCGTAGCGGTGGTCCTCGTATCGGCAAGTCGGTGGCCTAGATGGGCAGGCTCCGCGACCTCCAGAACGATCCCGCCTTCCTCCAGCTCACGCCTGGGGCGAGGGACATCGTCGTCAACACCCTCGCCGCTGAGGATGCGGAGTTCATGGCGCTTCCCCCGGGAGTGCAGTTCGAGGTTCGCCGCCAGCTCACCGCGGGGCCGGTGTTGCCGGCCGACCTCAACCCGGTGGCGCCGCCCGGGCTCCCGCCCAGGATGGTGGTAGGGCAGGGCCCGGAGACGGAGGCTGAGGTGCTCGGCCGTGCCGGGATGGTCCCGGAGCTCCCGGGCGCGGCCGACCAGGTGGCCGGGGCGGTTGGCGGTCAACCAACCGGTCCCATGTACACCGTCCCGATGGCGCCGGAGGGTCCGGACCCCACGCTCGGCGGTGAGGTGGTCGCAGGGCTCCAGCGATCAGTGCAGCAGATCCCGGGCTCGGCGATCCAGGCCGCCGCGGCGCTCAACGACGCGCTCGGGCTCGAGGGCGGCGCCGAGGTGGCGCGAGAGGCCGCGGCGCCGTTCTACGAGCGGGCCCGGGCGCCGGAGATCCAGCCGGCAGTCAGGTTGCAGGACCTCATCAACGAGTTCGGAGAGGGCAACCTCGGCCGCAACGCCGCGCTCTACGCCGCATCGGTGCTCGGAGAGCAGGGGCCGCAGATGGCGCTCTCCGCGGTCCCCGGCTTCGCAGCGGCTCGCGCCACGCAGGGAGGCGGCCGTCTCGCACAGATCGCCGCGACCCTCGGGGCGGCCGGAGCTCCGGCGATTCCCCAGGAGGTCGGCGAGATCTACCAGGCGCAGCAGCAGGGTGGTGGCGAGCTCGAGCCGGTCCGCGCTCTCGCGCTCGGCACCCTGGCTGGCTTGGCCGAGGGCGCCGCCGAGGCGGGGACGGCGCTGCGAGTCACCAAGGGCGCCGCAAATGCTGCCAAGCGTGGAGTCATCGAGACGGGAGTGCGCGAAGCGGTCAAGGCAGCTCCCACCGAAGCAGCCACTGAGGTAGCGCAGACCGGACTCGAACGCGCCGGGGCGAGGCAGCCGCTTGGCGAGCGTCTCATGGACTACCTCGAGGCGGCCGGCGCCGGGGCTCTCGCCGGCGGCGTCTATGGCGGCGGCATGGCCGCGGGCTCTCGCGCCATCGACAAGTTCAAGAACCGCAACGCCCCGGTCGCCTCCCCCGAGGAGCTCGAGGCGCTGCGCCGGATGCGCCCGGAGAATGCGCAGCTCGAGATTGTCACAGAACCGCAAATTCAGCCCCAGGAGGCGCCGACCCCCGAAGCGCCGCCCGCTCCCCCGGAGCCGGCCCCTTCCCCGCCGCCCGCCCCTGCTCCCGCGGCGCCTACCGAAGCTCCGAAGGGTGAGCTTCGGCCGGAATTGCATCCGGTGGCGCCCGAGCCGGTGCCGTCCCCCGGTGAGCGGTGGTGGGCCGACCGCGGCACGATGCCCGGAGAGCCGTCGCACTTCCTCGACCCGGACCCCGAGGGCGACCCCACGGAGACGGCCAAGGCGGTGCTCGTCGAGGTAGAGGACGACCAGGGCAACGCCTATTGGGACGCGAGGCTCCCGGGCGGTGAGTCCATCGGGCACTTCTCGACGCAGGAAGCCGCGGCGCGGGCCGCCGAGGCGCGTGTCGATGCTGCGGTGGAGGCCCCTGCTCCGGCCATTGAGCTTCCAGTGGCGCCGGCTGCCCCGGCGCAACCGGCCACCCCTACCCGGCCGCAACCCCCGCCGGCGCCGGCTCCCCCCGGCGCGGCCCCCGCTCCCGCGCCGGGGTGGCGGGCCCCCGAGGCGCCGACCAAGCCGCCTACGAAGAAGCCGAAGGGAACACTGCCGCCGGAGCTTGTTCATGGACCGGCAGCAGCCACCCCACCGACCAGGTGGAAGCCGATCGGGAAGAACAGCGACGGCAACACGATCGAGGAGGACCACCGCGGCGTGCGGCGCGTCGTCGACTCGCAGGGCGTTGCCGTCACCGAGCCGGTGGCGTTGGTGCCCACCCGGGGGGGCGTGCAGACACGCCAGCGGGAGACGCATGAGCCGGAGTTCCAGACCGTCGAGGAGATCGAGGCAGCGAAACCAGCACCACCAGCACCACCTGCACCACCTGCACCACCTGCACCGGCGGCCAGGCCACCCCAGGGGCGCATCAAGGTCGTCGAGCCGCGCACCGGCGACACGACCTACATCGACGCCCCGGAGCCGACCGCGCCGGCGCCCGTGGAGCAGCCGGCCGCCGAGACCCCCCAGGACCCGCAGGCGCGGCTCGCCGGCAAGGTGCGGGACGTGCTGGCCCAGGATGGGCCGCCGATCCCCTCGCGCCAGCTCCAAGGCATGGCCGACGAAGCTTACGGCGGCTCACAGGCTGAGGGGACCTACAACCCGAAGGACGCCTACGACGCGATGGAGCTCGGCGTCAACCTTCACCTGCGCGAGGCCAGCATCGAGGGAAAGGCGGTGCTCTACGACCCCTCGGTGCCCACGGCCGAGGGCGCGAAACAACTCGTGGCCGGCATCGAGCAGAAGCTCGCCCGCCTTCCGACGCAGACCAGGCGCACCGACGAAACCGTGAACATGCAGCAGTTCTCGACGCCGCAAAGCTACGGGTTCGTCATCAACTGGCTTGCCAACATCAAGCCCGAGGACGTGGTGCTCGAGCCCTCGGCCGGCAACGGCAACCTCGCCGTGTTCGCTCTCAACGCCGGCGCAAAGGAAGTCGTCGCCAACGAGCTCGCCGAGAAGCGGGCGCAGAACCTCCGCACCCTCGGCATCGGCCAGGTGTTCACCGAGGACGCGGAGCAGATCAACAACATCCTCCACTCCAAGGTGAAGCCCACCGTAGTGGTCATGAACCCCCCGTTCTCCCGCGCCGGCGAGAGGATGGGCGACACCAGGCTCCTTATGACCGGCGCCAACCACGTCGAGCAAGCCCTCAAGCTCCTCCAGCCGGGCGGGCGCCTGGTCGCCATCGTGGGGGGCGGCACCAGCTCCCCCGGACGCACAAGCCAGGGTATGTCGCTCGACTCGCCGACCTACCGGGAGTGGTGGTCTCGCGTCCGCAAGGCCTACAACGTCCGCGCCAACGTCCGGGTGAGCGGCGACATCTACAAGAAGATGGGCACTGCGTTCGCAACCCGGGTCCTGGTGATCGACAAGACCAGTACGACCAGCAGCTCTCCGGTCGTCGGAGAGGTTGACAATCTGGCTCAACTGATCGACCTTTTAAGCGAGGTTCACGATGACCGTCAGCCAGCATCCGTGCAACCGGCACCCGCTCAACCGAGCGAGCCTCGAGCTGCTACGCCGAGTGGGCCGGGACGAGCTCAGACCGGACCTCCCGTACAGCCTCCAGCTCCTCCAGTGGGGCCTCGAGGTGGGAGTCGACCTGCCGCAGAGGGAGAGCCAGCACCGGGAGAGCCTCGAGCTCCAGGTGGGGACGATGTTGGGGTGGAAGCCGGAGAGCAGCCAACGGCTCCTCGCCAACCTGCACGACCTCCCGGAGGACCAAGCACTCCTACAGGCGGCCGAGGAGCTGAGGAACCAACCGCCGGCGGAAGCGGTGCGCCTGCTGGCACAGAACCTATTCGGGAACCTGGACCTCGGGAAGAGCCTCGGGGACTAGATACCGAGATCACCGTCGAACAAGCGAGGGAGTCGAAGAAGGGCGAGCTCACCGAGGGCGTGCTCTTCGATCCCTACAAGCCGGCGAAGGTGCGCATCAAGAACGCGAAGGAGCACCCGGGCTCCCTCGTCGAGAGCGCCGCGATGGCAGCGGTCGACCTTCCAGACCCGACCTACACCCCCAACCTCCCCCGCGAGATCATCGAGAGCGGCGCCCTCTCTCTCACGCAGCTCGAGGTGCCGATCTACGCCGGCCAGGCGCACGAAAAGTTCCTCGACGCAGCCGAGGGACAGAAGCCCGCACGCCAGGGGTTCATGCTCGGAGATGGCACCGGCGTCGGCAAGGGGCGCCAGATTGCCTCCGTCATCATGGACAACTTCCGCAGAGGCCGAAAGAAGGCGGTGTGGATCACGGAGAAGGCAACACTCGTCGAGGACGCGACCCGCGACTGGAAGGCGATCGGTGGCGACGAGAAGTTGATCCTCGACTACGGCAAGTCGGCGACGAAGGCAAAGCTCAAGGGGATCAAGGAAGGCATTCTCGTCGTGACCTACGACACCCTGCGAGGCGGGTATAGACCGGCCGGGATGGACAAGAAGGGGCGTCACGACAACACGGCGCCGGAAGAGGCCGGCGACCAACCCAAGAAGGGAACACTGGCCCGCCTCGACGAGCTCGAGCAGTGGCTCGGAGCTGACTTCGAGGGTGCTCTCATCTTCGACGAAGCCCACAACATGGGCAACGCCATCGCCATCAAGGGGATTCGTGGCACAAAGCAGCCTTCATTGAAAGCACTGGCCGGCATCGAGCTCCAGCGGCGACTGCCCTCAGCTCGCGTCGTCTATGCCTCGGCGACGATGGCAACGGAAGTCTCCAACCTCTCGTACTGCGATCGACTCGGCTTGTGGGGGCGTGGAACTGCATTCCCCGACAAGAAGGCATTCATCAGCAAGATCAGCAGTGGCGGCCTGGCAGCGATGGAGCTGGTGGCCCGGGACCTCAAAGCACAGGGCCTCTACGTTGCCCGGACCCTCGCCTACAACGACGGAACGAAGAATGGCACCGTCAGCTACCGCCCGCTCCACCATGACCTAACCGATCATCAGACCGCGGTCTACAACGAGATCGCCGATGCCTGGCAGGTGGTCCTCGACAACGTCGACAAGGCGCTCATCGAAACGGCGGCCGACAAGAACGGCAAGGTAGACCGCGCCACCAAGCAAGCCGCAATGTCGAAGCTGTGGGGTCTACAGCAACGGTTCTTCAACCAGGTGCTCACCGCGATGATGATGCCGGCGATCGTGAAGGATGCGAAGCAACAGCTCGCTGCCGGCAGATCGGTCGTGTTCCAGCTCGTGAACACCAACGATGCGCCGATGCAGCGCCAGCTTGCCAAGGCGCAATCCGTGGAGGATCTCGAGGACCTCGACCTCACGCCGAGAGAAGCGTTGATGGAGATGGTCTACCACGCTTTCCCGGTGGTGCAGATGGAGCAGCGGCAGGACGAGGACGGGAACATCGTGTGGGTTCCAGTGCTCGACTCGCAAGGCAACCCGGTTGAAAACCCCGAAGCGGTGAAGATGCGGGACGAGCTCATCGACCACCTGGCGTCGTTGAGGGTCCCGGACGGGCCACTCGAGTACCTGTTCAAGCAGTTCTCCACCGATGAAGTCGCCGAAGTCACAGGACGAGGTAAGCGCGTCGTGCCAAAGCGTCAGCCTGACGGCACCATGCGGACGGTGGTAGAGACGCGAGGCGCGCACGCCAACAGCACCGAGACGACAGCGTTCCAGAACGGGACCAAGCGCATCCTCGTGTTCTCGTCGGCGGGCAGCACTGGCCGCTCCTACCACGCCGACCTCGCCGCGAAGAACCAGCAGCAGCGCATCCACTACCTCGTGCAGCCTGGGTGGCGGGCCGACATTGCGCTCCAGGGGTTCGGCCGTACTCACCGCAGCAACCAGGCGCAGGCGCCGGAGTACGTGGTCTGCTCGACGAACGTGAAAGGGCAGAAGCGATTCACGTCGTCGATCGCACGACGCCTCGATCAGTTCGGCGCGATCTCTCGTGGCCAGCGTGACGCGGGGTCGACCGGGATCTTCTCCGCGGCCGACAACCTTGAAGGTCCGCTTGCGAATGACGCCCTCGCCGATCTCTTCCTTGCTATCAAGAACAAGCTCGTGCCAGATGTGAACCCTTCGGAGTTCGAGAAGCAGACTGGCTTGGAGTTCGACAAGCTCGTTATCCCAACCGTACCTCGGTTCCTCAACCGTCTCCTGAGCCTTCGTGTCGACCTCCAGAACAAGGTTTTCGACGCTTTCGCCGAGCGCATCGAACACCACACGCAGCTCGCCATCAAGGCCGGCACGCTCGATCGTGGCATGGAGACGCTCGTCGCCGACGCCATCGACAAGATCGAGGAGAAGCCGGTCTACAAGGACCCGAGCGGCGCCGTGACCAGCTACGTCAAGCTCAACGTGAAGCGGCGCAACAAGCCGACGACGTGGGAGCAAGTTCTCAGGGGATGGGGACTCGGAAAGGATCCTGAGTTTTTCGTGCAATCGGTTCGCCACGGGAAGATCTACGCCGTCGCCGGAGGGGGCACGTCGACCGACGAAAACGGAGTCGTCGAGCACTACTACCGACTCGCGGACGTACTGGGGTGGCACCCGATTGAGCGGTGGAAGATTGACGGCGACCGCGATCAGAAGAACTGGCGCCGGGTCGAGAAAGACGAGGCTGAGAAGCTCTGGAACGATGCTGTTGCCAAGACGCCCGAGTTCCACACCCGCGAGGAACACCTCATCACCGGGGCCCTGCTCCCGATTTGGGATCGCCTGCCGAAGGGCATGGCGAGGGTCTACCGGGTCAAGACCTCGGACGGCTCTGTGTTCCTCGGCCGCATTGTCCCCGCTGACCAGATCGTCAAGACGCTCGAGGGTCTCGGCGTGACGGGTGTCGAGGTCACGCATGACATCGAGAAGCTCTTGGAAGACGTGGCAGAGGGCGATGCCGCGATCAACCTTGCAAACGGGTGGCGGCTGTTCCGCAAGATCGTCGCTGGTGAGAGCCGCATCCAGCTCCTCGGCCCGGACTTCACGACCGAGAAGGAGATCTTCGAGGACGGAGTCTTTTCGGAGCGTCCGGGGTACGGCGACAAGCTGTACTTCATCCCTGTCGGCAAGGAAGGGGTGAAGGTGTTCGAGAGAATCTCGAAGCGCCGGCCGATCACAAGCGTCGAGCGCAGGAGCAAGGGCAAGGGTCACGCCTTCACGGACCCCTTCGCCGCCCTGCTCGGCTCCATCTTCGGCACCGAGGAGCGCGGCGCCGATCGCATCGCCGTCCCCGACAAGGTCAAGATCAAGCTCGAGGAGGGGGATGAGGGGCGGTGGGCCGGGGCGAGGGGGATTGGTCAGGTCCCGCTCGGCCGGCGCCTCCGTGTGGCGATCGCCGACGTGCTCGCCTCGTTCCGCCGGCAGTTCCCCCTACTCGACCCCAAGGTTCACCCGGTCACGGCCGACTTGTTGCGCCAGCACTCCGGCACACCGGCATTCGCCAAGGCGGTCGCGCACCGGATGATGAGCGAGATCACCAATGAGATCGAGGGGCCGAAGCAGCTCGACCTGTTCACGCGCCTCCTGGTGCTCCCCGACATCCTCAAGGACATCGAGGCCGGGCTCTACGACGATAAGGCGCTCCCGTTCGGCTACAAGGACCGCGAGGCGGTCGAGTCGCACCTCGGCCGGCTCCGCGACATCGCCCGGGCGAATCAGCCCATCCTCCGCGCCATCGCTCGCCGGCGTGAGCTCGCCCAAAGCGTGACGCGGCAGCTCGTGGAGCTCGAGCAGCTCCCGGCCAAGGTGCTCGACGACGATCGCTACTACCACCGGCAGGTGCTCGAGCACTTCCGCAAGCGCGAGAACCTCGGCACCGGCACGGCGACCCAGGAGGTCCGCGAGCGGAAGCACGGCTTCCAGATCGCCCGTTCCGGCGGCGGCGACTTCAACACCAACTACCTCGAGGCCGAGTACGAGTGGCTCGCACAAGCTCTCACCGGCATCGCCACCGCGGAAACGCTCGAGCGCCTCGACGAGACCAACAACATCAAGTCGCGGCTCAAGCGCGAGGCGAAGAGCCAGAACCTCAGAAACTACAAGGCCAAGGTCATCGCACGCCTGGCCGCCGAGGAGGGGAGTGGTGGCGAGGCCACCATCGAGTCGATGTGGGACACGGTCGACCCGCTGCGCAAGTACCGCGGCCGGATCGGGTGGGCGACCAAGGACCTGTACGACATCCTCCTCGGCGAAAACGGCGAAGGCGGCCCTTTCGAGGAGCTCATGGAGGACCTGGCCGAGGCCATGACGGAGTGGAACGAGGAGAACCTCGGCGCCGACAAGAAAGAGCGCACGCCGTTCGAGTTCGATCACCCGGATTGGTTCAAGCTCCTCCGCTGGCTCGTCGACAACGGCAAGCCCGGATCCCGCGAAGCGGCCATGATCTTCAAAGCGATCGCCGAACGCGAGGAGGCGATCAAGACCGAGCTCGGCAGCAGCTACGCCACCTGGCGGGACCTGGTGCCCGAGGGGTACACGATCTGGCAGCCAGAGCCGGGGAATCACCTGTTCCGCGCCTTCACGCTGCCCGAGAAGGTGCTCGACATGGCAATCAAGGGGGAGCGCCAGATTACCGACGAGGACGTGCGGCCGATCCTGGCCCTCGGCGGGCCCAAGGATCAGTGGGTGATCCCAAAGGAGGTCGCCAAGACCCTCGACCACTTCCGCACCTTCGACGAGGCCACGCTCGAGAAGGTAGTTGCCACACTGCAAACGAGCTGGAAGCAGTGGACGCTGCTGAATCCGCTCCGCGCCATCAAGTACAACCTGAACAACATCTCCGGCGACCTCGACATCGCCATCGCCTACGATCCCCGCATCCTCACGCACTTCCAGCGGGCCGCCAAGGACCTGTGGGCCTACCACAAGCGTCGGGCCCCCCGGGCGGTCTCAGAGAGCGTGGAGGACGCGCTGCGCCGCGGCGTGCTCGACTCCGGGTTGTCGATCTCCGAGATCCAGGACATCAACGAGGCCGGCGTGTTCCGGGTGTTCACGTCGGAGAATCCCAACTTCATCCAGCGCGGCGTCGAGAGGTATTGGAGTGGCGTCAAGGAGTTCACCACCTGGCGCGAGAACATCCTGCGCCTGGCCGCCTATCGCCACTTCGTCGCCGAGCTCCAGGCCGGCAAGACGCCTTACGGCGCCTCGAGCCCGACCGAGGTCGATGCGATCGTCTCCGTCCACGACAAGGCGGCCAAGCTCGCCCGCGAGCTCGTGGGGGACTACGGCGGGGTGTCGCAGGCGGGGCAGTGGATTCGCCGGCACCTCATCCCCTTCTACTCCTGGATCGAAATCAACGCACCGCGCTACGTGCGGATGCTTCGGAACCTGCCGGCCGAGGGTCGCGCCGGCGGCCGGGCCCGGGCGGGCGCGGTGGCCGCGGCCGGCACGGCGGTGAAGCTGGCCGAGCTCGGGGTCAAGGCCAACCTCCTGTTCTTCCTCGTCCACCTGTGGAATCGGGCGATGTTCCCCGACGAGGAGCGTGAGCTGCAAGGCGACCGGCGCCAGCTCCACATCGTCCTCGGCCGCACCGAGGACGGAAAGGTCCGGTCGCTCCGGTTCTCCGGTGCCCTCGCCGACGCGCTCGACTGGCTCAACCTGGCCGACTGGCCCGCCGACGTGGCCGACGTGATGAAGGGCAAGGCCGACATCATGGACAAGGCGGTGGAGATGCCGAAGGCCGCGGCCTCGAAGCTCCTCAATGCCTGGGACCCCTTCTCCAAGACGCTCTTCGAGGTCATCCTTGGGCGCTCCACCTATCCGACGATCTTCGCCGAGGGCAAGCAGGCCGGGCTCCGGCTGCGTCCGCTCCGGGACCGCGGCGAGCACATCGCCCGCATGTGGAGCATGGACCGGCTCTACAACCTCGTCGCCGGCAAACCGCGGCGCCAGGCGGCCACGCCAAAAGACAGCCTCACCGCGATGCTCGACATGCTCGTCACCTATCAGACCGACCCGGGCGAGGCCGCCTACTGGCAGGCCAGGGATCACGCTTCGAAGTGGGCCGCGGCCAACATCGGCCGCGACGAGGGACGAACGATCGAACCGACCGACCGTCAGAACGCCCTGTACTACTACAAGAAGGCCGTGCAGTGGGGTGACGACGACGCAGCCGACAAGTGGTGGGCCGAGTACCTGCGCCTCGGAGGCTCGCGCAAGGGGCTCAAGCAGTCCGTGGAGCTCTCTGCTCCCGAGGGGTTGATCCCGACCAAGTACCGCCTGCGTTACCGGCGGGGGCTCGCCGGCGACGACCTCGACATCTACAACCGCGCCAACGAGTGGTATCGGCGTTGGGCCGACACCGCGAGGAAACCAACTCATGACTGAACCATGCACGCAAGTGGGCACCATCGCCGCGCTCCACGAGAAGGTTGACCATCTTCTAGGTCAGGTGGGAGAGACGAGGGCCGATATCAAAGCGCTCTACAACAACGGTCTCAACGACGCTCGCCGCATCATGGCCGTCTTGGTGACTCGCGTCGATGCTGCCGAGGAAGAGATCCAAGACCTCAAGAGCCGCAACGCCAAGACCGACGACGAGCAGAAAGGTGAGGCTAAGGCAACAAAACGATTGACAGGAGTGGCGCTAAAGGTGATGCTAGTCGTCATGGGGTATTTCCTGGCGGCCGGCGGACCAGCAGTCGAGGCGTTCATCTCCAAGATCCTCAAGGTCGTGATCCCGTGAGGACGCGCAAATCCAACCCTGGGAGGGGTACGATGAGAAAGCTCATGCTGTCCGTTGTCCTGATGCTGGCGGCCGTTGCCGCCTCCGCTCAATCGGTGTTCGTGAATGGCGCGTCGACGGCGGCCAACAGTGCGACGGGGTTCCTCCTGTCGTCCACCTCGGTCGACGTGGGCGCCGTCGCGGCCACCAACCTCTACACCGTGCCGGCGGGCAAGACGTGCGTCATCACGCAGCTCATCGTCCGCAGCGCCTCGGGCACCTTCGACCAGGCCACCGACCCGGTGCTCAACATCGGGTGGGGTGCGACCGCCTCGAATGTGTTCGCCAGCGCCACGCTGACCACGCCCACGGCCACCACGATGGCGATTCCGCTGACGGTGCTGGCCACGCAGACCGTGGGGGCCGCGGCCGACGTTCTCAAGTTCAACGTGACCACCGCGGCGACCGCCTCCACGACGGCGGTCGTCGATGTGTGGGGCTACCTGTACTAGGAGGATGCCATGAAGAAGCTCGCCCTGTTCGCGCTCTGCATCACCCTCGTGGCGGCTCTCGCCAGCGCGGCGACGCTGCCTTACCAGACCACGTTTCGGCTCTCGCCGGCGACCATCACGCTCCAGTCCGCGGCCACCACCGGCAACGGCGACTCCGTCGACACCAAGTACCTGCTCAACTACATGGTGCTGACGATCTCCGGCACGGCCACCGTGGCCACTGGCGCCGTCCAGGTCGAGACGGCCGATGTCTGTACCTACGCCGGCACCTGGGCGCCCCTGGGGGACCCCGTCGCCGTACCGGCCGGTGGGCAGTCGATCGTGCAGATCATCGCTCCAGTCGGCTGCCTCCGGGCCCGGATCTCGACGACCGTCACCGGCGAGGCCGGCACCGCCACCGTGAAGTTCACCGGCTGGAACAATCGCCCTTCCAGGTAAGGTAGGACACCGTGAAGCGTCTCAACGCCGTCGATGGGATCGTGCTGCACTGCTCGGACACAGAAGATGGGCCACGTCCCAATTGGGAAGCCATTCGCCGGTACCACATCGAGGTCAACGGATGGCAGGACATCGGCTACCACTTCGTGGTCGAGCGCATCAACGGCGTTGTGATGGTGGTGCAGGGGCGCTCTCCGAAGTTCGAGGGCGCCCACTGCGCCGCCCAGGGCCGCAACCGCGACACGATCGGCGTGTGCGTGGTCGGCGACTTCGACGACAACCCACCGGACGAGGAGCTCTACCGCAAGGTGGTAGAGCTCCTCGCCTTCCTCTGTTTCACCTGGCACCTGCCCGCCTCGAGCGTGCGGGGCCACGGCGAGCTCGATCCCCGGAAGTCGTGCCCCGGGCAGCAGTGGGACATGGACCGCACCCGGGCATGGCTCGCCGAGACGGTGCAGCGGACCAGGCCGCTGTAGAAAGGAGCGCCAGCGTGAACCTCATCAAGCTGTTCACCTACCATCCGGCCACCGAGGAGCAGAAGCTCGCCTATCAGTCGATCAGAGGCGCCGCGTACTACCTGGCCGAAACGATCGTCGCCTGCACGCCGGCCGGTGCCGATCAGAGCGCCGCCATCCGCAAAGTGCGCGAGGCGGTCATGACCGCCAACGCGGCAATCGCCACCGACAACGAAGCGAGCAACCGGTGAGACGAGTCGCCGGCCTCCTGGCGCTTCTCCTCGCCTCGCCGGCGGCGGCGCAGTTCTGCCGCCGCGCCGATCTGTGCGTGCCGGCGACGGCAGGCCGCTGCTCGATCGGCTTCACCGCGGTCCTGAGCTGCTCGGAGCCGGTGGTCACGCCAGCGCCGCAGCCGACCGCTACTCCGGTTCCTACGCCGCGGCCAACCGCCGCGCCGACTCCGGCGCCTACGGCGGTCCCGACGCCGCGGCCGACAGTCGTCCCGCAGCCCACCCCTACCGCGACGCCGACCCCTACGCCGCCGCGGCCGACGCCTACCCCTACGCCCGCCACCTCCCGGGCACTCACGGCGTCCTACGGTGTGGTGGGGGGTCAGCAGTATGCGGTGGGGTGGGCCTGCGGGGCCCCACGTTGCTCTGTGACCTGGCCGGGTGGTGAGTCCTGGTGCCACGAGTGGGCCTGCTGGACGTGGATCATCCCGGCGCGGACCGGCGCCGTGGTGTTCACCGACGTAGTGGCGCACCGGGTCGACCATCTGTCGGTGGTCGCTGGTCAGCCAATGATCGTTCCAATCTGGCCGCCCATCGCGGCCTCAACGAAAGGAGAGTAGGTATGCGCAAGCGGTTGGTCATCGCACTGCTCGCGGTCATCGCGACCGTGGGCGCTCTCGCGCAGGTGCCGCCGAGCATCTCAGGCGGCGGCGAGGGGTTCCCCTACTACTACAACAGCAGCACGGAGGTCTGCCTCAGCGCGGCCGAGTTCGCCGCGGCGCTCATGCCGGCCGAGGTCAGGGCGCAGTTCGCCGGCGTCGTGGTGTGCCCGGAGCCCGAGGTCCCGCCGGTCGACACCGGATGGTGGGGGCTCATCAAGGAGTGGCTCAACGGCAAGATCCTCTACGAGACGACGGGGCCGAAGCTGACCAAGATCCTCGCCGTACTGGCAGGGTTCGTGGCGGGGGTGCAGGCGCTCAAGAAGCTGATGGGCAGCCTCGGGAAGCTCGGGTGGCTCCTCAAGCTCATCCCGGGTCTGAGCGCCGTGTTCACCTTCTTGGCGCACGGAATCGGGCCGATCATCCTCAACGCCGCCTTGACCGGGGGGGTCATGTTGCGAGTCGCCTTCGAGGACGGCCGCCTCACCGGGGGGGAGATGCTCGGGGTCTTGACCGCGATCCTCGGCGCCGACTTCCTGTACCGGATCGTCTACGACTGGCTCAAGCTCATCCCGCGCAACACCGGTGGGACCGCGGGCAACGCGCCGGCGTGACGAACTGAACGGACGAAGAAAGAGGCCGCCCGACGTGGGCGGCCTCTGAGTTTCTAGTCGCCTGGTGTCCTGTCACGGCCTTCGCGTACCACGTCGCATGATCGCCAGTACCGCTTCCTCTCCGGCCTCTCCCATCGAGCAGCGGCGAAGGTCCACGATTCCGCGGATCTGCTGGACCAGCTTCCGATGCCCCCCGTCGAAAAGCCCCAGCTTTTTCGCGAGCCTGGCGGTGTCCATCTCCTTGTTGTTGGCGTATGCCCGAGCGACGCCGGAGATGATCTGCGCCGCCGCCGAACCATCCTCGCGCTTCCACGCATCGCCGATGACGGTCAGCGTCACGCGCAAAACGTCGGCCCCGTAGCGCGACCACACGGTCTTGACGCACCCGATGGCGCAGAGCCTCCCCTTGCCCTCGAAGTTGGAAGCCTGCCAGCCGCACTTCTGCAACACATCGTCGATCTCCGACTCGGGGTGCATCTTTCCAAGCACGGCGCTGTTGTACCGCTCGTACAGCGAGTGACTGCGCTGCTTTTGGAGCAAGTGGAACAGTCGCGCCTCGTCAGCCAGGCCGAGGTCGCGGTACAGGTTGACCTCGATGTCGTATTCCCCGTACCCCGCCTCCAGCAGAGCGGCCACGCGGTGCTGCCCGTCGAGAATCCAGTACGAGCCGTCCTTGCGCTGCGACACAGCGATGCCGACGTAGCCGAGCGAGTCATCCCACGTCTGGAACAGCTCTGCGACGCGGCGCTTCTGGAGTTGCCCTTGGTACGAGTGGTCCACCTGCAACTTATCCAGTCGCACGTTCGCCTTCACCCACATCACGCTCATCTTTTTCATCGCGGTTCCTCCCTGAGAATGTCCTTGAGTCGTTTCGCAGCGTTCGCCAGCGCGTATGCCAAAGTGGTCGCCTCGCGTCGCACCAGCGGAGACGTGATGTGCATCTTGAGCATCGCCTCGGCTCCAACAGCAATGCCCTCGATGGTCCCCTGCGCCATTGCGAGTCGCTCGGATACCTTCTTGGACGGGTCTATCTTGCGGCCTATCGCAGTGACAACTTGGCGCTGCTTGGTGTTGATGCCAAGCTCTTGAGCAACCCTGCCCACCATAGTTCTGCTACACCCTAGCTGCTCTGCGATCGTCCTGTATGGTTGGCTAGCGTTCTTCTCAAGCTCGGCAGCGACCATCTCTGCTTGCTCTTGGTATTTCCTGGCCTTTCTTGGCCTCAGTCCCATCGAGATTTTCACCGGTGCTCCTTCCTGTCGACGTACCGCCGGCGGTCGTGCTTCGCCTTCGCGGCGCAGTGCTGCCGGTAGATCTGGCAGCCGCAGGGCTCGAGGCCGAGTGGGGCGCCGCAGCCCGGACAGACACGGATGGGAGGGCGGGGGCGGGTCATGACCGCTTCCCCTTCGCCTTCTTGGCGGCCATGTCCGCCTTCCGGTCGGCGCGCTCGTTCGCGTAGAGCGCCGCGGTCGCCTGCAAGCCGCCGGCGCACTCGTTGTGGTCGACCAGCTTGTAGAGCGCCCAGGAGGTTACGCGGGTGCCCTTGTCGGTGCCGTAGATGCGCACTTCGAGGTACTCGCGGTCGGGCGAGAACTTGAACGTCTCACGCATGGGCAACCTCCGTGCGCAGCCGCGCCGCGGAGCGGAACCGCAGCCGGCGGCCGGTGCGCAGGTTCTCCACGTCGTAGCCGCCGCGGGGGTGCGCGGCGACGACGACAACGGTCACGAGCCGCCCGCTCACGAGCGCCTGGTACCGCCCCCCGATCTTCACCTGGTCCTTCTTCATGGGTCTCCTCTTTCCCGGGCACCTAAGCCCGAACCTGCCCACCCGCGGGGGTGGGCCAGGATCGGGCCGAGGGTCAGAACGACGCCCGCAGCGTTTCGATGTCGCGGTAGTCGACGCGGAACACCTCGCGGTCGTCCGAGTCGTCGATGTGGATGAGCACGCACCACAGATCGTCCGCTACCTGCGTCGGGCCGAAGTACGACACGTCGCCGTCGTTGACCATGTCGACGCCGGCCGCGAAGGCGAGGGCCTCTTGCTCGGTGTTGAAGCCGTAGAGGCGCACCTCGTCTTGCACCTGGTCGTCCGTGATCTCCATGCGCTCGGGATCGCCGGGCCGCGGACGGCCGCTGTTGTTGTCGGACACGAGGAAGTAGCCGCGGATGTCGTTGGAGCGGTCATCGTGGTACACCGCGAAGATGGGCACGTCCTTGATGTTCATGAGGTCCTCCTGGTGCTGCGGTCGATGTAGCTCTTGGCCTGGGTGAGGGTGTGGAAGCAGACCGACATGGCGCCGCCGAGAGAGAGGCGCCAGCGGTAGCCGACGCGGCGCAGGGCGGTGTCGATGACGGGCAGCAGGGTCTTGCCGTGGTAGCGGTGGGTGCGGTTCACGACCGGGGCTCCCCGAGGGCGTCGAGCACGGCGTCGAGGTCGGCGCTCCACTCGTCGAAGCAGGTATCGGCGAGCCACTTCTCCATGAGCTGCTCCCGCAGCTTGACGCTGTGCTCGATCAACGCCTCGATCTTGGTCACGACGGTGGGCTTGGTCATGGCCGGTCCTTCCTGGTGTCGTGGTAGCCGAGCGCCTCCATGAGGTCGTCGGCGGCTCTGACGGCATCCTCTGCGTTCTCTGCTGACGTGAGCGCGGCGTTCGGGTCAGAGGCGAGGAGGCCGGCCAACGCGAGGCAGGCGGCGAGGTCGAACAGGTCAACGGAAGAAGCGTTGTCGTCGATGTACGGTGCCGTGGGGTGATTGCTCATGATTTCCCCATCTCAGGCGCCTGCGGGTACGCCTCGCGCACGATCTCGGCGCAGCGCGCGAGTGTCTTGCTGCGCGCGAGCGCGGCGGCGGCGTCGGCGGCGTCGGCGGCGTTGGCGGCGGCGTAGGCGGCGTCGGCGGCGTTGGCGGCGGCACGCACCATCGCCAACGTCACACCATCCTCGCCACGAGCCCACCGCTCAGCCGTCTCGATCGCCGCGAGCGGGCGCGTCTCACTCTGCTTGACGTGCGGCAGCGCCAACCGTGCGCACTGGCACGCGGCCAGTACCAGCTTGTGCCGCGACTCGCTCTCCGGCGGTCCCGCGAGCTTGCCGAGGAGCCAGAGCATCCAGTCGCCACGCTTGCAGGCGTCCCATGCGGCTTGTAGGGTTGGGTGGGCGGCGGCGTACTCAACAGCCTCGGAGCACGCGCGCAATTTGGTGAGCTGGTCTATGTGGTTCATTTCTCCTCCAAGGTGCGGCGGTAGTAGGGGTCGCGCAGGCTGCACACGGCCCCCAGGCGGGCGGGGCGCCGGCGGGGCCACCCGTAGGTGGCCAGAAACCGGCGTAGGGCCTGGTAGAGGCGCAGGGGGGTCATGGGAGGCGGTCCAGCTCAGTGTTTGCGGCAGCGTTCCGCTCGCACAGGTCGCAGTGGAGCTTGCCGTCCTCGCCGATCGTGAGGGCGTGGTCGAGGGTGGGAGGGCGCTTCTTGGCAGCCTCGATGAGCGCCGCGGCGAGCGACTCGACGAGTATGGTCTTGGCGGTCACGGCAGCTCCATGTGGACCGGGCAACCGGGCGCGTGGAAGCCACGAGCGCCGCAGCCCGGGCAGGGGTCGCCGTGAAGAACGCCGCAGTCGAAACAGCAGCCGGTCTTGGGGTCGACGGTGCAGTCGGCATCCTTGGTGTGGGGGTCGTTGTCGATGGCGCAGTCGCCGTACTTGCCTTCCCACCCGCAGTCGCACATCGCGTCGGAATCGGCGTTGAAGTCGAGGTCGCCTTCCGGGTCCGCTCCCTCGGGCAGCAGCGCAGCCCACGTCCGGGCCGAAACCTTGAGCGCCGGCGATCCACACTTCGGGCAGGCGGTGTCGTGGGTCCAGCCCTCCTGCTCGTCGAGGGCTTCCTTACGCGCCGTGCGAGGTGTGCAGCCGATCGCGATCAGACTGGTGATCCGGCGCTCCCGTTGTTGTGACCTGGTCATTCCCATCGCTTCCTCCGCTTTCTCGCGCTCGTGGAGCACGAGGGAGCCTCCCCGCGAGGGGAGGTCTCCGTCGTGCCTCACGATTCGAGGTCCTCGCGGATGTCGTTGGCGTAGGTGGTAGCCATCTCGCGCTGTCCGTCGTCGATGTGGGTGTCGGCGGCGATGGCGTCGAGAGCACGCAGGACGATGTTCCAGCAGGAGGCGCCGCGGGGCTCGGCCAGGAGGATGCGGCGGGGCGGGGTCATGAGCGGTCTCCCCGAGCCTCATAGGTGTCGAACCCGAGGGCCTCGTACATGCCGGCGGCGTAGCCTTCCTGGGCGCCGTCCTCGTAGCCCCAGGCGTAGCCGAGGGCGAGGGCGGCGAGGATGATCGCGGCGAGGATGGTCAGGCGGGTGTGGGAGGAGACGGGCTTGCACATGGTCAGGACCGTCCCAACGCGGCGCGCTCCAACCCGGCGCCCATGAACGCGAGCAGAACCGGACCGATGCGCAGGTACGCGACGTAAGACACGACCTGGGCCGAGACGCGCCAGGGGCGAGGCATGTCGTCGGCACCAGCGATGAAATGGGTGTTGCCACGGCGCCACGAGAACGTGAGGCACACGGTATGCGGCTGCGTCCTGGTCAGCTTCACTTTCATGAGGTCCTCCGCTTGGGGAAGGCGCGAGCCGCGGGCTGCGCCTGGACGATGTGGCCACCGAGGAGAGCGCGCAGGAGTACCGCGAGGCGGTACTCCCGGGCGCCGAAGGTGCCGAGCGCGGTGACGACGTGGTAGCTCACCGCTCACCCCCCTTGCCGAAGATGAGCGCGATGAGGATGGGAGAGGGCCGGTCGATGTGGACGGGCTCCTGCGTGGCGAGGCGGGCCTTGAACGAAGCGATCTTCGCCTTGACGAGCTCGCGCTCGGCACGGCGGACGGCGCGAGCCGCCCGCTCTGCCTTGCGCAGCTCGCGCCGGCGCTTCCGCTCGGCCTTGTCCGCCGGGTTCGAAAACCCGGAGTGGCCGATCATCGTGAGCGTTGCGGATGGCGCCATTGGTGTGTCCTCCTGGCGCTAAATATGGGGCCTATCGGGTTGGTTGTCAACTCCTGTGCTCCGTTCGCTGCTACAGGTTGAGAACCAACGGGTTGCGTTACGCCGTTTCGGACGGTGTACCCGGGATCACGACAGCAAGCCCCTACGGCGTAGGTAGGCGGCAACAGCCGGGGTTACAGGCCAGCCGTTGCGCGCCAGGAGGATGAGCGCAGCCGAGACCGCATCGAAGTCGGCGCCCATGCCGGCGATCACGAGCGCGGTCACGTCGTCGAGCGCGGTGTGGTACTCGCGCAGCAGCTTCTTGGAGCCGCGGGTCGGTTCGAGATCTTCGAGGAGCATGGCGAGCCAACGCCGCGGCATCGCGTTGTGGCTCCTGGCGGTGATGGGGGTGAGCCAGGCGTCCACCGCGGCCACGCACACGCCGAGCTTGGCGGCCACCGCCGGCCTGGTGAGCTTGTGCTTGGCCATGAGGCGCCGCAGCTCGACCGCCTCGGGGGTGTAGATGCCACCGAGCGCCTTAGCCACGGTCGCCTCCACGGAAGCCCGGGCACCACGTCTCGTGGCCTGGTCGGACTGCCTTGCACCAATAGCAGCGGTTCACGGCGTCGAGAGGGGTTGTGGTGGGCTGCACAGGGGGCCGCAGGCGCCGGCGCAGCCATCGCCACGCCGAGATGATGCCGGAGATGGGCAGGTAGAGCTTCATCGCGGTCCTCCATTCTCGATGATGCCAAGGTGCGGCGGGTGTTCGAGGCACGAGATCGGGACGCCGGCAGCGTGGCAGGCCGCCACCCACGTCTTGTGAGGCACGTAGGTGGCGGCCCGCACGATCGCCGTCCAGTCCTCGACGATGCACTCCGCGCACGGATGGTTGGGGTTGTGCTCGATGGTGGCGTGCCGGGGGCAGTAGCGCGAGGTGTTCATGGGTCAGAGCAACCCGCTCTTCTTGAGCGCCGCGTCCAGCTCGTCGATGGAGTAGACGAGGTCCTGCGGCAGAGCGCGGCGCTGGTACCTGCGCAAGCAACCCACGACTTCGAGCGCGGCGAGCGCCACGAAGCGATCGGTCTTCGGCAGGTTGATTGGCCGGCCGTTGAAGGTGTCGCAGGCAGCGGTGGCGTACGCCTTGGCGTCGTCCTTGTGATCGTGGCAGGGCTCGGGCTTGTCCTCGCCGCGGTCCGGGAGACCGGTGGCGAGGTCGAGCAGGTAGAGCACGGTGGTGACGAGGCCAGCGCGGTTCTCGGGGAGCCTAATGCGGGCGATGTCACCATCGAGGCGTACGCGGTTGTCGTTGACGTAGATCGTGAAGTTGCGCATGGGGTTAGCTCTCCTTTCGGGAGTCGACGTGGATCATGGTGCGTGCTTCGAGCAGTGCGTCCGCGTAGCGGTAGGCCATGCCGGCGCCGGCCGCGGGCGTCACGGCATTGCCGATCAGAGGGAGGAGGCAGAGCAGGATCGCCAGCGCGGCGTGGTCGCGCAGCGGCAGCGTGCCGACCATCGGGGTTTCGAGCATGACGGGCTCGCCTGGGTGCGATGCGAGCCAGAAGGCGCGTGCCGCGGTGTCGACGGCTTGCTTCGCGTGGCTGGTGAGGTCCTGGTCCGAGATCTCGATTGTGAAGGTGGCCATTGGGTTCTCACTCCTTTCCTTCGGGGTTGTTGGGGTCGTAGAGGATGGGAGGCAGCCTGTCGAGTAGGTCGGCTTGGTAGGGGAGGGGGATGGGACGATCGGCGAGGAGGGCGGCAACCTCGCCTGCTGGCGTGTCTGGATTCTGGACAGGTGTTGTCTGGATTCTGGACGGGTCGACCTCGGCCAACTCGGCGGCCGAAGGGCTCGGTGTACCCGATCTGTACCCGGTTTTGGGGTCGACCTCGGCGAAGTCGATGACGCCGATGTGGTTAGCGTCGGCCAGCACAGGACTGCGAATCCCGTGCGGCCCGTCGAACGGTGCCAGGTCGTCGACGACACCCCCCCGGGGTCCGTCCACGAGGGGCCCCAACGGTGGAGCGGTCCAGCCTGTGACGCACCGCTCCACCCTCGCTCCCTGTTCACGGCTCAACCTGTGACGGGGGATTCGGAAGATGATGACGGCCCACCACGCGAGGATGACCACCACGAGGGCGTTCAGCACGAAGATGACGAGCATCTCCACGGTCAGACCTCCTCGATCCGCACCACGACGCCGGGCGACTCCCTCACGCGCTCGAACCGGTGCGTGATCCCGGCCACCTGGGGCCATGAGTCGTTCTCGATGATCCGGGCCGACTGGAGACCGTCGAACACGATCTTCTGCCCCCCGCCGGCGATGTTGTCGGGATCCCTCCGCTTGGTGAGCTCGCGCCAGGTGAACGTGAAGTGCGCCCGGCCGACCACCTTCCTGACGTGCTGCTGGACGCAGTGCCACTTGACGACGGTGTTCCACTCGCGCTTGAGCTCGTCGTAGGTCGGGAGCCTCGAGCCCCTCCCGCGGCCGTGGCACTCCTTGCGCCGCCCCTGCCGCTTCGAGGCGTGGATGATCTCGTTGAGCCCGGGCAGTGGGCCCTCGATGTAGAGCTCCTGAATCAAGCAGTCCTCCTTTCCTTGATCTCGGCGTAGACCGAGTCCATGACCGAACGGAACCGCGCCATGCTTCGGAACGAGACCGCGGCGTCGAGGCGGTCCTCCTGCTCGTCGGTGATCGGCTCGAAACCCTCCACTATGAAGAGGCTCCGGAAGGCGAGATCGACCTCGGCCTTGTCCCACGTCTCATGCTCCCGGGTCGCGTGTTTCGCCCCCTCGAGCAAGGCCTTGATGATCTCTGCTGTGCCATTTTGGCCAGGAGACTTTCCACAGGGTTTTCCACAACCCCCATGAGACACTTTTTTCTCATTCGTGTCTCCTGAGTTGTCTCCTAGACCTGAGACGTAAACCCTTGCAAGATCAGCAAATGCGTTTGGCTGTCTCATAGGTGTCTCCTGTCTTGTCTCCTCCAACCCGGTCGTTGTCTCCTCCTCCGGCACTCTATAGAGTGCCGAGAGGAGACAACCGGGCGACAGGGGTGAGAGGAGAGGATCATTCCGCCCCCCACTTGGTTTTCTTTTTCCCGGACTTCTCGAGCTCGTCCTTGTAGGACTTGATCGCCTTGTAGACGTAGCCGCGGCTCGTACCGGTCGCGGCGACGATGTCGGCCGGCTTCACCCCGTCCCGGTAGAGGTCGACGACGCGCCGGTACTTCACCTTGTCGAGGTCGTAGACCTGGAACCCCATGCGCTCCTCGGGCGGGGGTCCGTTCTCGATGCGGACCTCGAACGGCTCGACGACGCCGCCGGCGAGCCCGCGGGTCTTCTGCCACAGAACCTCGAAGCGCCCACCGTGACCAAGCTCGTCGGCGTCGTCGGGGCGGTTGAGCTTGATGATGATGGACAGCACGTCCTCGCGCTTGGTGGTCCCCCGGGCCCGCCCGGACAGCCCGGAGTGGTGCATGAAGACGACCGTGATCCCGCGGCGCCGGAGGGACAGGAGCCAGTCCTGCACCGGCTGCCAGCTCTCAGCCTCGTTCTCGGCGCCGTCTCGCATGAGAGTGGACAGGTTGTCCAGGACGATGAAGCGGGCGTTGCCGATGTAGGGCTCGATCTGGTCCTGTCCCTCCTTCGTGGCGAGGTCGGGGAGGCCGAATTCCTGCAAGTCAGGGGTGAGGATGCGCAGGTTGTCGCCGGGGTCGACGCCGAGGTACTGCGCCACCGTCATGGCGCGGTCCTTCAAGTCCTCGAAGGGGAGCTCGCCGTCGATGAAGAGGGTTGGGACGGGCTCCGGCGCCTTCCAGGTGTCGAACATGGTGCCGCCGGCCGCCACGGTCACGGCCAGCCCCATGCTGACCCACGTCTTCCCGACGCCGCGGAAGCCGTAGATCATGGCGAGGTCCTTCTCCCGGAGCCACGGCTCGAGGATGAGCTTCCGCGGCGGCAGCGTGCGGCTCTTGAGCTCGGTGAAGGTGATGACCTCGAGCTTGCCGGGTTCGCTCTGCTCCTTCCGCAGCTTGCCCTCGGCCGACCGGATGATCTTGGTGACCTCGGCTTCGGCCAGCGGTGGCCGGCTTCGCTGGTTGGAGACGCCAGCGAGGGCTTCTACCTCGACCTCGGTGTAGCCCTGCTCGACCATCCAGCAGCAGAAGGCGAAGATCCCGTCGTTCCGCTTCCCCTCGTCGTACCCGCGCAGCGCCGAGTCGGGGTACCGCCCCGGAGTGTCCGTTTTCGCCTCGGCCGCCGGTGGGCTGGAGTCCTTCTCTTTCTTCCCGCCCTCCGTCAGCGCCGCCAGCACCTTCTCCGGCAGCATCGCCGGCTCGATGTCGTTGACGACGGTGTAGACGGCGCCGGAGATGTGGGTGGAGCCCGCCCCGACGACGTAGCCGCCGTCGCTCCTCACGTCGACGGGGAGGCCGCCGAGCTTGGTCTTGTTCTTGATGACCGTTCCTGGCCGCACCCGGAAGTACAGGTGGAACCCCTTCCCGGTCTTGACCTCGAACGTCTCGGGGAGCGGCCCGTACTCCTCCTCGAACGCCTCCCGGGCCCGCGGGTGGTCGAAGTCGAGGACGACGAGCCCGCCCCCGGTGGCGATCCCCACGTTGGCGTCGAGGTAGATCGTCCACCAGGCTTGGATCGCTTCCTCGTCGGTGGTCGCATCCTTGATGCCGTGGGGTGTCCTGGGGTGCTTCCCCGGGCTGTCGCAGGCCTCCCCCTTCCCACACGAGCACTTCCCGTCCCGGATGGAGTGGAGCGGTACCACCCCCCACCCGCGGGATGCGGCGGCGAGGGCGTCCTTCTCAGACAACGGGCGCCTCCGGCGGTTGCTGCTCCGGTTCTGCCGACCCCTCTGCCTTCTCCTCGTCCAACGCCCGCTGTTCGATGATGCCGGCGTAGGTGTCGAGTGCGGTGACTGCCCCTCTGACCTCGTTCCTTCTGGATTTAGCCATTGACAGTGGCGATTGAAGAATTATCACCCGCAGTTTCTTTGCCTCGTCCCGCATCTCGCCGGCAACCCACCGCAGGGTGAAGGGGTCAAGGTGGCTCATGCCGATACCACCTTCCTCGCCCGCACCGCCTCGCGGTGCTCGCGGGTCTGGGTCTCGACGAACTCCGCAATGTCGCGGAGGCACCGTTCCTCGAACACCAGGTCCATGTAGCCGGCGGGCGCAAACACGTACTTGCGCCAGGGGCCGTACCACTCCACCGTGCCCAGGTGCCCTTTGCCGTCCTTCGTCTGGACGTACCAGTAGCGCGTCTTGCGACCCTGCACCGGCACCTCGACGAACCGGATCCACTTGGGTTCGCTCATACTTCCCTCTTTCTCCTCACCGCTTCCTCGACGAGCTCCGCGACGAGCTCGTTCTCGATGCCGTCCGTCACCCGGCCGACGACGTTGCGCTTGCGCTCGAGCAGCCGCCACATGCGGTCGTCGAGGGTCCCCGGGGTCAGGTGGTACCAGGCGGTGACGCTGTCGTGCTGTCCGATGCGGTGCTCGCGGTCCTCGGCCTGGTCGAGGTCGGCCGGGGTCCACGCGAGCTCCGCGAAGTAGGCGTTGGAGGCGGCGTACAAGTCGATGCCGACGCCGCCGGCGAGGATCTGGCAGACGATCAGCCGCTCAGGCCCGGTCTGGAACGCCTGCACCGCGGCGTGGCGCTCCCGGGCCCCGATCTCGCCGGTGATCGCGCCGCAGCCATAGTGCTCCGCGAGGCCCCGCGCCATGACCTTGTGCCAGCAGAACACCACGAGCTTCTCGTCCGGGGCGCTTGAGAAGAAGTCGTCGACGGCGTCGATGATCGCCGGCAGTTTGCACTCGGCGAGGATGTTCCGCAGCCGGGCGACGAGGCCGATGTTGGTCATGCGGACCTCGTTGCTCGGGTCGCCGGCCGTCTCGGCCATCTGCTCGAGCATCCGGTCCCGAAACTCCCGGTACGGTCCCAGGTCGCACGGCGTCGGCACCAGGGCCCGGACCTTCGGCGGGAGCTCCTTGAGCACGTCGACCTTGCGGCGCCGGATCATGCACCGCTGCCGGAGCAGCGCGTTGAGCTCTTCGAGGTTGTTGCCCCCCGAGGCGTCCCGCACCCACTTCGGCTTGCCGCGCTTGACGATGAGCTTCTTGGAGACGCCGCAATACCGGTCCTCGAACGCCCGCTGGCCGCCGAATTCCAGCAGCCGGCGCATGACCGAGAGCTGGCCGATCAGCTCCCGCGGGGCGCTCTTGATCGGCGTACCGGAAAGCTCGAGGATGAGGCCATTCTCCCGCACCCAACCGCCGAGGTTGAAGCACGCCTTGTAGCGCCGGCTCGTGAGCTCCTTGATGTAGTGGCTTTCGTCGAGCACCAGGGCGCCGATCGCCAATCTCTCAAGTGGTGCCCGATGACGGTCGAAGTGCGGTTCAACGTAGGAGTGCAGGATGTCGTAGTTGATGACGTACCAAGAGGCCCATTTGAAAGTCTTGTATTGCTCTTCGCCTCTGTAGAGGCCGTCGATTATCGTGACCGACTCGGCTGACCACTTCTTGATCTCGGCCGCCCACTTCTCCTTGACCACGGCCGGGCAGACCACCACCGCCGGGTAGGCGCCGGCGGCGTGAACCGCGGCGATCGCCTCGATCGTCTTGCCGAGCCCCATGTCGTCGGCGATGAAGCACCGCCGCGTGGCGAGGGCGTAGCGCACGCCGGCCCTCTGGAACGGCCGGAGCTCGCCGCGGAGCCCGGGGATCGTCAACTCGTCGGCTGTCGCGGCTTCCGAGGCATCCAGGAGCTCGATTCGCTTCCTGGCTGCCTCGGAAACCTCGAAGCCGAGGCGCTCGGACAACTCCCCGAGCGCCTTGGCCTCTGAGGCGGGGACCACCCATCCACGGGTCAGGTGACTCCAGAACCGCCCGGTGATCCCCTTGACGGCGTCGAGAGCGGGGCTCTGGCCGAAGGGAATTCGGACCAGGAAGGAGCCGCGCTCCTCGAGCCACGTTACGTCGACGCCCATGCTAGATGGGGAGCGCCGGCAGGTTGGCCGGTGGCGCCTCGCGGGACACCATCGGGTCGCGGAACTTCGCATTGTCGTGCAGGTCGGCCTGGCCGGTGCAAACGTCCAGGTAGTCGCACGGCCGGTTGTAGAGCCGGCACGAGTTCGAGTTGCGGGGGAACATCCCCGTCGCGTGGCAGTGGCGCAGGATGACGACCTTGTTGAACAGGTCGGACTGCGCCTCGCGGAGGTCGTCCTCGGTCTTGACGACCTCGCGCCACTGATAGGCCGCCTCGAGATCCGCCGCCGCCACGTCGATGCAGCGGAGCATGTAGGCGTGGGTCTCGCTGCACCCCTCGGCCTCGGCACGCTTCCGGTCAACCGCGGCCGGTCGGATGCCGAACTTCTTCACCACGTCGTAGATGATCCCCTTGGCGCCGAGCGCGAGGATGTAGTTGCCGACCTGGGAGTCGACGGCGAGGCGCTGCCAGAACGGCGTGTAGCCCTTGATCTCCTCGCCCGAGGTCTTGTGCTCGAGGATCCACTTCTCGCCGGTGACGAGGTCCTTGAGGATGGTGTCGGTCTTGACCAGGAGCAGCGGCTTGTTGAGCCGTTTCCCGGTCGCCGGGTCGATGATGCGCACTTCCTTGCGCGTCTCGACGTTGATGACCTCGTAGTTCCCCCTGGGGGGGTGGTAGTTGTGCAGGTGGGCGGCGACCTTGGCGAAGTCGACCGGGTCGATCCGGTTCGCGTTCTCGCGCAGCCAGGCGAGCGCCGTCTCGTGACCGTTCTTCCACCACTCCTCCATGATCGAGTGCCAGAGGCCCCCGAAAACGAGGGCCTCCGACTTTTCGATCGGGACGCGCTTGGAGATGTTCTTGTGGTGGTAGAACCGCGGGCACTTGGAGAAGTCGTCGAGCTCGGTGGTCGAGATGGTTCGCATGTCAGGCCCCCTCTACACCGGCAACTTCTGCTGCTTGCCGACCGGCGGCGCGTCCGCCTTGGTGGGCCCGAAGAGCGAGTCGAACATGGAGAGGTTGGAAGCCACCGCGGCGTCATGCTGGATGCCCGGCTGATACCCCTCCTCGTTCACCCACTCCACCTTGGCGAGGGTGCGTCCCTCGAAGGTGTCGTGCTTCACGGTGATGACGCACTTGTTCCCCTTGAGGGCGGTGCCGTCCTGGAGGTCCTCCCACTTCGAGCCCTTGAACCCCATCGCCTTGACCTTCTCGGCGGTCTGCTCGATCGCCGCCGGCGACAGGTAGAAGAAGCCGGTGATGTGACCGGCCTCGGTGTCGAAACCGACCGTGAGCTGCGGCGTGCCCTTCTTCTTGGACGTGCCGAAACCGTGGTCGGTGATGACCGCGTCGAAGATGCCAGCGGGGTGGATGTCACCCATTGCCCTTGTCCTCCTCGGCCGCGGCGGGGGTCCGCTCCGATGCGAGCTGGCGCAGCCGGTTCAGCAGCTCGCGGAGCTGAGTGATGGGGGTGGCGTTGATGGCGTCGAGGTCGGGGATCCCGAGCCAGGTGAGGACCGCCTTCTGTTCCTCGGCGGTCAACACGTTCCAGTGCTGCTTGATCTCCGTCACCGCCTGGCGGTCCTTGCCGAGCGCCGAGGAGAACGCCCCCCAGGACAGCGGGAGCTTCTCGGGGAGCTCGAAGCCGACGCGGGTGCCGGCATCCTCGGCCGCGGAGCCGGCGGCGAAGAGAACCCTCGTCGTCGAGGCCGTGGCCTTGCCCATCGCCGAGGCGGGCGCCCCGGGCCGCGGGAGAACGGCGTACTCGAAGTCGGCGCGAACGATCACGTCGCACCAACCGTGGAAACGGCTCCACACCTTCGCCGGGATGTCGGGGGTGTACTTCGAGAATTCCCCCTGGAGCGGGTTGCGAACGGTCTGCACTCCGGTGTGGGCGAGGAGCACGATCCACAGGCCGCGGTTGCGGATCGCCTCGAGCGCGATGATGAGCTTGCGCATCTCCTCGGAGGTCGCGGCGACACCGGCTCCGTAGCCGTTGTAGCCCTTGGGGCCCCAGTCGCCGTTGAAGAGCTTGGTGCAGACGTGCTGAGCGGCAAGCTCGACGGCGCCGTTGAGGGTGTCCAGGACGGCCGCCTTGTACTCGTGCTTCTCCTTCTCGTCGGCCAGGGTGGCCAGGTTGGCGAGGAGCTGGTCCCACGACTCGGCGCGGCCGAACTGCGGCACGTCGATCTCGTTGACGCCGTCCTCGGTGGGGACGAACACGCATCCGGGGGCCCCGGCGCCGAAGGTCGACTTGCCGATCTTCGGTGGGCCGTAGCAGAGGATGCGCGGGGGACGCTTGGAGCCGCGGTTGATCCCCTGGATCATCGGGAACCCCCTCTCGCCTCGATCGCGGCCGAGAACCGGTTGATGGTGACAACGAGGCAGTCGAGCCTGCGCCCGAAGGCGTCAATCTTCGCCTCGAGCCTGTCGACGCTCTCGATGATGGGCTTGAGGAAATCCTCGAGCGGGACGACGACGGTTGGAGTGGTCGTGGGCTCAGGCATCGTCGTCGTCCTCGTCCTCGTCGTCGTCGTCGTCGTCATCGAGGTCCTCGAGCTCGGTGTCGTCCTCGCTCATGTCCGCGACCTCACCGGACTCGTCGACGGGTTTGTCCTCGGCCGGCTTCTCCTCGGCAGCGGGCTCCTCGGGCGCCTTGTCGGCCGCCGGCGGGTCCGGGGATGGGAAGAGCTCGCCCTGTCGCTCGGCGTAGGAGAGCGGGCGCCGGTGGACGACCTCGCCGGTGTCGTCGCGCACGACGACGCACTCGAGGGTGTCGAGGTAGTGGTAGGTGACGCAGTCCACCATCCGGTCCTCGGCGCCCTCGCGCACGATGGTCGCGTGCTTCTTCACGCTGATGGCGAGCGCCTGCGCCTCGCCGCGGTACTTCGCTGCCGCCTGGGCGGCGCGAGCCACGACGAGCTCCTGCTCGGCCATGCCGTTGACGAGGTCACGGACGGCCTGCGTCTGCTCCTCGGGGGTGAGGATGCAGCGGAGCAGCTTCTTCTCGCGCTGCACGATCTTGGGGGCGGGGAGCTGCTTCACTGCCTGCTCCTCGGGTGGTGTCCCCGGCACTGGCGCCGGTGACGGGTCATTGGGGACAGCCTTCTTCCTTGCCATTGGTCCTCCCTTCGGTTCACTGCTGGTTGTGGAGTCCGAGGACGACCTTCCTGGCCTGCGCGTACTTCTCGAGGTCGGCGGGGTCGAATCGGATGTTGGTCTTGGACAGCCGGATGAACGGCAGTGGATTGCGTGGGTCGTGCATCCACTTCTGAATGACCTTGGTGCAGACCTGGAAGTAGTCCGCAGCCTGCTTCTTGGTCCAGAGCTGTGTCACTGCGGGAACACAGTCTTGACGCCGACGCCGAGCGCCTTGGCGATGGCTCTTGCGGTCGACTTGAGCGGGATACCGCCGCCCTCGAGGTTGCGGACGGTGTTCAGGTGGCGCCGGGCTCGAATGGCCAGATCCATCTGACTCCACCCCTTGGCCTCTCGGAGTTCCTTGATCCGATTCATCGGCACCTCCTGACACAGCACTGTAGCGTGGCGCTATTTCTGGTGTCAAGTATGGCGCCATTCCTCATCGTCAAAGCAGTGTCACTTGACAGATGGAAGCCGGCGTGTATATTACTGTTAGAGGAATGAGAATGGCACCATTTCTTGAGCCAATTCGAGGCAAAAGAAACGGAGGCCAGGGGGATCATGAACATCAACGAGCTGCTACCTCGGTGGAGAGCAATCAAGGGCTGGTCGCAGCGCGACCTTGCCAGGGAGACTGGGTTTGCCCGCAACTCAATCGGGCGTTATGAACGGGGGGATACGTCTCCGAGCACAAGGATCCTTGGGGAGCTGGCAAAGGCGTTTGGCGTAAGCGTGGCAGCCTTTCTGGCTGGACCTGGTGTGAAGAGCGCGCCGGAATCCAACGTGCTGTTCGAACCTCCAGGAAAGGTGGTCGTTGCCATGCTTTCTGTGTTCAAGGGTCTGCCTGAGCGGAAATGGGGACGCCCGAATGAAGTGCGGGCGGTTGTTGGGATGGACCTTGATCCGACTCGGCATGTTCTTGTCACTCTGACCGACGACTCGATGTACCCGGACTTGTGGGCGGGCGATGTTGTGCTCGTCGACGTGACGCAGGTTGAGCTGCTCGAGGGGAAGATCCAGATCGTCTCTGCTGATGGCAAGACGGCCCTCGGGCGGTTTTTCAAGGTAGCCGGTCGACCCATGCTGCGGTTCGCCAACCCGGCATACCGCGAGCTTGCTCTTCCGGCCGATGCAGAAGTGCTCGGCACGTTCATCACCGGGATTCAGGTCAACCGGTAGAAGGGAGTTCGTCGTGGGCTATGGCAACAACATCGAGCACGACGCCAAGGCGATGAGATACCGCGTGCGCCTGGTGATCCACGGCAAGGTGTACAAGAAGACCTTCCGCTATCGGGCGAAGGAGGAGCAGCCGGCGGCACGGCTTCGAGCTTTCGAGTACGTTCGCCAGCTTGATGCGGTCCGCGACGGTCGCGGCGTCGAGGATCTGCCGGCGGCCGGGATGACCTTGCTCGTTGCAAGCACGAGGTACCTTGAGGACCTCGCTCGTAGTGGAGCGCCGGCGACCACCTGCTCGTTCTACAAGTTCAAGCACGAGGTCATCCGGCGCGTGTTCGGCGATGGCGCCCGCATTGACTGGATCACTCGCAAGGACGTTGAGAGGTACATCGAGCGTCGGACTGACGACAAGGTCAGCACCGGGACGATCAAGAAGGAGCTCACGGCTCTCGGGACGTTGCAGCGGCATTTCGATGTCAAGCCTGGTTGGCTCATGCCGAAGGCTCTGCTTCGCCACAAACCGAAGCGCCGCCGCGTCATGCCGATGTCGGAAGTGGTGAAGTTGTGGTCGGTGCTCCCCGTCGAAGCGAGGATCGCCGTCGGGCTTTGCCTCTTCGCCGGGTTCCGCGCTGAGGAGGCCTACCGGGCGCAGGCGTCGTGGTGCAACTTCGACGCTGGCGAGATCTACCTCCCGGAGGAGGGGACCAAGAAAGACGAGCCCAACCGGACGGCCCTGGTCGGCACTCTTGCCGCCCTGCTGCCGCGAGAGGGTGTTCTCGTGTCGGTGTCGCGCCAGGTCATCCGGGCCCACCTCGAGAAGGCGAGCTCAGACCTCGGGCTCTCGGTCCACGTTGGGGGCCCTGGCCTCTTCCGCCACGTCTGCGCCACCACCCTCGGCGAGCTCGGCTACGCCGACCGTGAGATCGCCCTCGTCCTCTCCCACGCCTACGGCACGATGCGCGACCGGTACATCCACTCCCAGGCCGTGGAGAAGAAGCGGACGATGCTCGAGGCGGTCGAGCGGGAGTTCCTGAAAGCGCAGAATGGTGAGACGAGTCGCAACGAGCCGGGTACACTTCGGGTACTTAGGGGTTCCAGGAGTGTCCAGAATGGTCCTGGTGACGTTGTGGGGCATTCAACTGCAACTGCTTGA